CTGGTAACGAAACGCAGCGGTTCCATTATGCCAAGGGGCAGGCACAGCAACTCAGGAAGCAGCAGCAGGCGGCGTTGCAAGGACAATTGGGGTACTATGGTACATGGAACAACCCGCAGTTGTCGGCCCTTATGAACCAGCGGCCTATCACCGCCATGGGCGATATCAGCGCCTTCCCCAACTATCTTGCCCAACAGCAGTTACAGCAGACCCAACAGCAACAGCAGCAACAGAACCAAAGCAACTACAACCGCATGTTTAACTACATGGACCGATTCCAGCCCAACCCCAGCGTAGGCGGTGGCTCCCCGTATGGTACGTCCGGCGTACCGGGGCTGATTCTTCGCCCAGGCGCCCAGACTTCTGATCAGGGGTTCAACTTCTGGGGCAATCCTAATCAGCCAAATGCGAACCCTAACGGCACCACCTCGCTAAGCGCAAACCAAACACCGGGGCCGGCGTATGGAGGCAACAACAATATGCTAGGCACATCCAACTATGATTACGGCGCAATGACGCCGCCGCCCTTCTAACGCATGCCTACATTTCCTCCGTATGTACCACCGTGGGCTGCTACCGCGGCCGGGGTCAGCCAGGGCGTAGGAGACGTCTATCGCACCGCGAAGGAGACGCAGGCGCAGCTGCCTGAGCAGCAACTCCGCATGGCACAGGTTGGCCAAACCAATCTGGATACCTTGATGAAGACAGCACAGTTCCCTTGGCAGGCCGCACGTCAGCAGCAGGAACTGCAGCGCGGGGCGTTGGAGTTGGAGCACCTCCCGGAGCAATACGGTATGGAACGTGGCCGCTTTGGCATCGAGGAGGCCGCCGCCGGGCGTGCCGCCACAAAGTTTCCATACGAAGTAAAGGGGTTGGAGTACGAGGAATTCCGGCGCGGCAAGGAAAAAGAGTTTGCCGACCGCATGACCGCACTTGGACCGAACGCCACAGACGAGCAGCGGCGCCAGGTGCTGCAATCTTACGTTCCCTACTTCCCTCAGGCCAGTTGGGCGCGCGGCGCGTTGTTCGGTAAGCAAAATACCGCGGAGCAGGCTATTGGCGAGATCATGGATAAGGTTAGTCGCGGTATGCCCCTAAATGAGCGGGAGCAGTGGATTCTTGAGCAATGGGGCGCGAGCAAGGCCCATAATTTCCAGAACGAGTTTCATCAGCAACAATTGTTGGACCGTGTCCAAAACGAAGCTTCCATCGCCGTAAACAAGATGGGTGCAGGTTTCGGTGGGTGGGAAACACAGTTCACGAACCCCGCAGATCTCATGGCTGTACAGCAATATCTTACCGCGCGGGAAGCCGCCGTGCGTGCGCGACAACTGGGCCTGCCTGAGAACATGATGCCGATGCCTACAGAGGAACCTCCGGCATACCGTGACTGGCGGCAAAAGGGCGCACAGGAACGCAGTGACAAACAGTACGGAGAGCGTCCGTGGGGCCAATTCTTTGCCCCCCGTCCTATCGCACCCGACGTTGGTCCTGAAGGACCAGTGGGTCCCCGGGGCGCTCCCGCGGTTATGAATACACGGACTGGCGGAGCCGCCGGTGCGGCTGGCCCGACTACCCGTGCCTTCCCTGGCCCAGGACACGCTCATCCCGTAGGCAGCACCTTCACATCTCCTGTCCGCGTATTTGACCCCAAGATGGGGCCCGGTACCCTTCCGGCTGGCGCGCCATTGCCGCCCGGCGCCACTGTAATTGGCCGATAATACCGGAGGCGTCATTTGGGATAACCCGCCAGGTCAGGCGCCCACGCCTGGGCCGCAGGGGGTCATATGGGATAACCCGCCCGGCCAGCCCGGCGCTGCCGGGGCTGGCCCCACCAGCGGGGTTATCTGGGATAATCAAGCCAACCCCAGCCCACTGACCGCCACCATGGCAGGGGAGGAAACGGGGCTCCTACCGGTGCTGAAGGAGATGTATGGCGCCAGTCGGCTCGGCGCTCCGCCGTGGCATCCCATGCAATCTCTGGCGGGGCCTGGGGGCACGGTTTACCCCGCAGGCAAGGCGCTCGATGTTGCCGCGGGTGCGGCGGACATCTTCACCCGGCCTATGCTGGCGTTGCCTAACATCATCATGCATGGCGCGAAGCAGGGTGCCGCTTCCCTTGGTGCACCCCCGTGGTTACAAACCGCCGCGGAGGTGGGCGCCGGTGTCAGCGTTCCCGGCCTGCCTATTATCAAAGGCCTGCAGTACCTGGGTCGCGCGGGGCGCGTTGCCGGGGCACTGGGGGAGACTGCCTCGGCCGCCCGACCGGCAGCCGAAGCCGCGGCCGTACGTCCGGGCGCGGCAGCGGCGGATTTGGAGACCTCTAGTCTACGGGATCGTCTGTACGCCTGGCAAAGCGTGCCACGTGGCAAAGTGGCAGACCCCGTGCAGGGCGACATGCTGAAGCGTTCCGACATGGCGGACCGCATCGCGCGCCAAATGGTGCGTATGAAGACCACCGCGGAAGGTGAACAGATTCCCTTCCCCATGACAGAGACACCCATTCCTGGCGGTAAGGGGCGCGTAGACGTGGAGTTCACGCCTCCCGCGCAGCAAGAACTTCCGCTCATGGGGCGCGGAGAAGGCACGCCACCCGGAGAGCCTCCTGGACGCGTCGGCGGCGGCGGTCCTAAGCCGCCTCCTGTACCTCCGGACGATATCCCTGGCGCCAGCAACGCATACAAGGGTCGCGGCCTGTGGGGCGGCACGGTAAGGGATGCCGTAGAGAATTTCTTCGGCCGCATCCCTGGCATGGCCAGTTTAAAGGGTCAGCTGGTACCCAACTACATGAAGGACCAGGAAGCCATCAGCCTGAGCCGGGAGTATGAGGGCAGCCATGGTCTGGCACAGCTTATCGCGGATGAATCTCGGAAGGAAATGAAGGCCGCCCTAAAGGGCAGTGACCTCACCGAGAAGGATCTTGGCATGGCCATCAAGGGTGATCCCCAGGCCAGCCCCGCGGCCCTGCGGGCAGTGCGGGAGTGGCGCGCGGAGATTGACAACAACACCCGGGAGCTGATCAGCCGCGGCTATAAGCCGGAGGAATTGCGTGCCAACATCGGTACCTATGCCCGCCGGGTATATCTGCGCGACATCATGCATGGAGGGTACCACCCGCGCGCGGAAGACCTCGCGGATGCCCGTGCGTATCTGCAAAAGAGTCTTATGTTCGAGGGCCGGGCGGCCACGCCCGCGGAGATCGAGGGTGCGATCCAGCAAATTCTCAGCCCTAACAGTTCTGTCACTTATACGCTTGGCGGCGTTCGTATCCCTATTGGCCCCCTCATCGAGAGACAAAATATTCCGGAACCTATCCGTCGGCTCATGGGTGAGGTCCAAGAAGGCAGTTACCTCACCGCCCGCACCATCTTTGACCAGCGGAAGCTTATTGCCGCCGACGACCTGTACCGGACCTTGGCTAAGACACACGCCAGCAGCACACCTTTGCCGGGCTATACGCCGCTACCTAACACGTGGAACTACGGGCCCCTAAAGGGGCTATACGTACCTAACCGGATCTTTGAGGACCTCAAGGCATTCGGGACCTTCGGCAGAGATGATGAGACGGCGCGCATGTTCACCACGTTCTACTTCAATATGCTAAACGGGTTCAAGGCCGCGCATACCATCTTCAACCCGACGACCCACATACGCAATATCGTGGGCAACGTAGCCTTCGCGGACTTCGCCAACGCCAATCCCATTTATCCCTGGAACTGGCGCTACTACAAGCAAGCAGCTGATGCCATCCGCCTCGGCATCTACAGCCCGGAATTTGTGGAAGCTCTGAAGGCCGGGGCCATCGGGGCGGAGGCTTACGGGCGGGAGACACTGTGGGCCCGCGACCTTGCGACCGGAGGGAGTAAGAATATCTGGGAGTCCATTACCAAGGCTGTAGGCGACGTGCCGCGGTACGTGACGGAGAAAAGTAAGTTGGGCGCCCTGTACAACAATGAGGACCGCCTGTTTAAGCTGGCGTCCTACATGAAAGCACGCGCCGGGGGCATGGACCCCCGTGCAGCCAGCAACCTGGTGAACAACTGGTTCCCCAACTACGCCGAGGTGGGGAAGCTGGTTGCCGCGGTGCGGGGCAGCCGCAATACACGCGGGGCCAACTTCATGGCCACCGCGTTGGGCAATCCTTTCGCATCGTTCAGGGCGGAGGCTACCCGCATCGGGTATAACGCCTTCTGGCAACACCCGGTGAAGTTCTTCAAGTGGATGGCCCTGCCCAGCCTTATGTCCTACGGGGCCGCCGCGGCCACCGGCATGAGTATCAGTGACATGCGACGTATGTATAGTCAGTTGCCCTCCTACCTACAGCAGCCAAGTACAGGCATGGTGGGGTTCAGGGATGAGAAGGGCAACCCCATGTTCATTGACTTCACCAACTTCCACTATCTGGGAAGTATCCTGGGGTACAATCCGAGAACCCCGGGTCTGGAAGCCATTTGGGGGCGCGATGCATTATGGCGTGGAACTGGGGCAGGACTCATGAATGAGTTTGCCACAGGCAACCCGCTACTGGGCGGCATGTTCTCTGCACTAAATAACGTGAATCTGTTCAGCGGGCGGCCGTTGGTGCATACCTGGGACCCCACCGGCACGAAGCTGGCGGGCTATGGCGGGGAGCTAGCACAAACCGTAATACCCCCGTGGATGCCCGGTGGCAACAAGTTCCGTGAGATGCAGCAGGCGTGGCGGGGCCTACCGGGGCGTTATGGTCAGACCCGGTCCTTTGGACGGGCAGCGGCGGGCGAGATGCTGGGGATGCAGTTCATCCCGATAGATGCGCAAATGAAGCGGTGGAACCTAGCCCGCGAGCGTGGCGAGACCATGGAAGCCAAGCGAGAACTGTTACACGTCATGTCTGACGTGCATCTCACCCCGGAGGAACGGCGCACGCAGGCGCGTGAGCTATTAGAAATCATCCGGGAACAGCTGAAGCCCCGGCCGGTCAGCAACGCGGCCAACATCCAATTCCCCGTCGGAGGTTAGTACAACATGGCTTTGCCCAGCGCGAATATTAGTGATCTTGCACAACTCTCCTACAAGGAGACCGGCACAGGCATTGTGGGTTCGCTTGTTTGCCCAGCCCCTGGTCAACACTTCACTCCGATAACCAATGTCTCCGGCGCCAATGCCTCCATGCAGCTTAATACAGGGGGTTTTGGTGGAATGCGGTGGGTTCTACGCCGCCTCTTCGGTTTCCTCAGCGCCGCGGGTACCGCAACGGTCAGCATACAACACGCAAGTGGCATTGTGTGGACGTTACCTAACTTGACATCTACGGCACAGATCAGCCTGATTCCCTCGCCGGATTTGCCAGAGGTTGGCCTTGTCACGCCCAGCGGGTTTGCCCTTATCATTAACGTTGGCGCCGCCGGTGTAGGCGTCACAAGCACCATCATCATGCTGGCGGACCTTATCTAATCATGCCACCTGTATATCTCCCGAACGGACAACAAATCGTCCGTGCCTTCACGTTTGATGACACGGGTAGTCACGCCCTCACCCTGGCGGACGACGGGAACATTTATTGGGTCAGTAACCCTATTGCCCCCACGCCCATTGAGGTACTGAAATGGAACCCGACCAGTGGGCTTCTCAGCATCCAGGGCACAGACGGTCAGAACGCCAGCCTGCGGATTCCACGCTTCACCAACGCCACGCTACCTCCAGCAGGAACCACGGGGCGTATTGCGTATACAACGGATGACAACAACTTCCGCATTGACATAGGCAGCGCCTGGCAAAGCGTCAGCATCTTTAACATTCTGGGCGTCTCCGCCGGTGGTACCGGCACAAACACGTTCACCGCCGGGTATGTCAAGAGTCCGGGTGGCACCACCGCCTTCACCACGCAGGCTACGCCCATCCCGGTAGGCGACGGGGGGCTAGGTATCGCCAACCCTGCCGCCCACGCCCTGTTGCTGGGGGAAGGTACCAATCCGGCTAACGCGCTGGTGCTTATCAATGGTCAACTGCCCATTGGGAGTACGGGGGCGGATCCGGTTGCGGCGACACTAACGGGTACACCTGGCAACCTAACGGTAGCAAATGCCGCCGGCAGCATCACCCTTGCGGCGCCCGTGCCCGGTTCAGGACGGCTGTTGTTCTCCTCGGCTACACTGCTGACATTTAAGCCGTTTAATGGAAACATAGTGTTCATACCTGGCACCAGCAAAGCATACACCATCCCACAGGCGGGAGTGCAAATCGCAAACACCAATGTCTCCGTTGGTGGCGTCGCTGGTCAGAACCTGGCAGCCAACACGACGTACTGGCTGTACTTGTTCGACAGCGCGGGTGCGCTCACGCCTGATTTCTACACCGCAAGTGCCCACACCTTTGATAACACAACCGGTTGGGAGATCCGCACGGGCGACAACACCCGAATCTTCATTGGCCTCGTGCGTACAAATGGGTCCTCGCAGTTCGAGCTAGATAACACGTTGCTGGGCGTTGCATCCTGGTACAACCGGCGCGCGACATCTGCCGTCACCGCAACCTTTGCTACGACCATTACTCCGGCCAACAGCAACGGTGTATGGGTTGAGGCTTCGTCTATACAGTTTCGCATCAATTTCGTTGCATTCGCTGACGAGGATGTTCTTCTACTTCCTATTGTACCAACAGGTGCTACCACTACTAACTCTGCTTGGGCAGTTGGACTAGACGGGACAACACCAACACAGGGCGGTATATGGATTGCAACCGCACTCGGCTCCGCAATAAGTCAGAACGGTAGCACGACCATACGACCAACAGAAGGATTCCACTTCGCAACAATCATGTACATCGATTTTGGCGGCGGGACCATAAACTTCTTTGGCACCTCGGCACTAGGCTTCTCCGCCGGATTCACCATGAACCAAATCGTGGTACGCATTTGATAATGACGCTTACCGATCAGCTCATGCGCGACGAGGGCGTGGTGTTACACGCCTACCGGGACGCGTTGGGCAACCTGACCATAGGCGTTGGACATAACCTGGATGCCAAGGGTATCAGCCACCGCGCAGTCATGGTGATATTGGCGGACGACATAAATGATGCCCGTCATGACCTGGTTGCCGCACTCCCGTGGGTGACCAAGCTAGACATGGCACGGCAGGATGCGCTGACGAACATGTGCTTCAACATGGGCATTGTAGGGCTGCAGGGTTTCACCAACATGCTGGCGGCGCTTCAGGCGGGAGACTGGGCGACGGCAGCACGGGAGGCCCTGCAGAGCAAGTGGGCCACGCAGGTGGGCGAACGTGCCACCCGCCTAGCACACCAATTCGAGACAGGCACGTACCAATAAGGAGACAGATATGGTAGACGTAGTTCTACACGCAGTAGGCGCGGTAGCGTTGGTATTGGGCGGCGGATATGGTGGATACAAGGTTGGCCGGAAGGTCGAGGCCAAGGCGCAGGCGGCGCTTCGCGCGGCCGCGGCCGTTGTGGACGCAGTTAAGAAAGCGTAGTAAATGCCCCTTAGAGAAGATCAGTACGCGCCAAACGGGCGGTGGTTTATGCCCGCCATCAGTTTTTCCACTGATGATAAGTACACCATCACCCGTGATATTAATGACCGCATTGTATTCGTCGGTAATTTTAATACTAACCCTGTTGAGGTCATGGTATGGGATCCCGCGACTAATTTTGTGACTTTTGGCGGGCCAGTAGGGTTGCCTGTGTACATAAAAGCCTCCTTGCCTGCTTCTGCGACTGATGGCGCATTGGCGCGCGTCAGCGATGATATACGTGGAATTTGGGCCTTCTCGGCCGCAAAAGCGGGCTGGGTTTCGGTTACTGGAGTCGCAAACGTTCAAGACTTTGGCGCCGTGGGCGATGGGGCGACGGACGACTCCACGGCGATCCAGAACGCGATCAACGCGGCCCCAACTGGTGGGACTGTTTATCTTCCGGCTGCCACTTATGCCGTTGCGACCGGACTGACGATTAACGGATCACAAGGCGTCGCCAAACTAGCCGGTTCGGGCTCGGGCGCGGACGGCTCGACAACGATCAAGTTCACCGGCACAGGCGCAGCCCTCACGATCGGCAGTGCGGCCAATCCGGTCAATGGATTTCTCGTCGAAAATCTTCAGGTTAACGTCCCTTCGGGACAGACCGGGGTCAGGATTTTCCGCAGTTTGCGCGTTCATGTCCGTGACGTGCGCGTGCAACTGGCTGGGAGCGGCACTGCCTTTGAATTGGACGGCAACGGAGTCCAAAACTACTTCAACTACCTTGAGCATATCGAAGTCACGAACACGACCCAAGCCCATCCCTACCTCGGCAAGGGCGTGTGGATTCACAATGAGGGCAACTCCAACGCTCTCATCAGCGGTGTCATTCAGTGGGTCGACACCGGCATCCAGATCGAAAAAGGAACCGGGACCGCCGCGTCGCAAAATCTCGTCCAAGCAACAGAAATACAGCACTTCGAGACATTCGGGATCAACCTGCCCGCTTCGGCCACCGGGACGGGGAACATCTTTATCAACAACGCGATTGAGAACGTCGGCGGCCTTGGGACGGGAATCAACATCGCTGATACAACCGCGCCAGCAACATTCCTCCTTGGGAATAGCTATAGCGGGCTCGCGACCAATCTCAACGATCTGTCGGATAATACGGCATTTCGACAGACGATGCAGTTTGATATTGATCGCCAGCGATTCGCGAACATGATCTTCGAGTATCAAGCGGCGACCGGATCACGGATTCGTGGGCAGCGCTGGTCTAGAGCCGCCCCTTCCGATCAGCAAACCGACGTCATTGGTAATCCCCTCAGGCTGTTTCACGCGGCTAATACCACAACGCCGGGCCTTCAGACGAACATCGACGGGAGCAACAACCCCTTTATCATCGCATCCCACGGACTCAACATCGTAACCTACAGCGCCTCCATGACACCCAATGCCACGCCGGGGCGCACGCAACGGATCAGCGCGACCGATGGGAACGCTTTCACGATCAACAACCCGACGAATAGCCAAGTCGGTGACATTCTCATCGTGATGATCCGCAACACGTCCGGCGGAGCGCTCGGAGCGGCAACGTTCGCAGCAGGCTACAAACTCGGCGCCGCGTGGGTGCAGCCAGCCAACGGGTTTAGCCGGAGTATCCAGTTCCTCAACGATGGCACTAATTGGGTCGAGGTCAGCCGAGCGGCGGCGGACGTGGCGAACTAAAATGAGCTTTCTAACATGGTTATCGGGAAGTACCCCCGGCGGCGCGGTAGGCGAAGCCGGCGCCAAAGTTATAGAGGGCCTCGGTCAGACTATTGAGGGTCTGATTGAGGAATGGCATCTACCCCCCGCACAGGCGCAGCAATTCCTGCTGGCGTTCAAGCAAGCGGAGCTACAGTATGCTCAGGCCTATCTGAATGACGTGGAGGGCGCCCGGCAAATGCAGGCCGCGACGCACAGCTATGTGCCCGGGGCGCTGACGTTGTTAAATGTGATTGGGTTCTTTGGTGTGATGATATACGGAGCTTACCACGGGTTGCCGGCTACTAATGAGTTCATGATCATGGTAGGCGCGCTGGTAAATGGGTATGGCATGGTGCTCAGCTTCTGGCTAGGCAGCAGCCGATCTTCTCAGTCTAAAGACTGGATGCTGTGGCGCAGTACGCCGAGTGGCAACGGTAACGGCAAATGACGGTAGTGTGGCTGCTGGTGGTCTGGCTAACCTATGGCAGCGCGCCCGACACACTATACTTTGAACAGTATGAGACGTGCAAGGCCGCCCGGGAAGAAGTGATATATAAGCTCAGTAGCACCGATCAGGACAGCTTTGCCTTTAGTGGACCCCCGTATGGAGGGGTCAGCAAATGTACGAAGATAGAGGTGGAAAGGGTCCCCCGCCGCACCTGACGGCACACCCCGTCAGCGAAGGCACCGCGGGGGTGTTTCACGCTGTTATTGCGGCGCTGTACTTATTCGCCCTGTGGTACCACGCCATGGCCGCGTGGCGCCACCTAAAGGAACGGGTGCGGTAAACAAAAAAGGCCCCGGGGCAAATGCCTCGGGGCCTTTCGTACATATGGCGCAGGTGTTGTAGTTTGGCTAGTATACTATATATATATTACCGCGATTTCAGCGCCTGCAGGCGCCGATTGACTTCCTCCTGTGAACTGTACTGCGCGGGTGTGACGATGAGACGGGGTTCCTGTTGCTCCCTCTCTTGTTCATACAGCGTCACGGCGTTGCTCAACAGGACAGCTACAAAGTCCCCGTGACTCGCGTCGTTATCCCCCTTGAGGCGTAGGATGCGTTCCCACAGGGGCCACTCCACCAGCAACCGTATCTCCCGGTAGCGGGCCATTATGTTCCTCCCAGGCGTGCTTAGTCATCACCGAACCACTGTATTTCTCCAGCATGATGTCCCGCAGCTCGTTCTGAATGTGCTCCAGCTCGTGTAGCAGCACGTACCGCTGGACCGGAAGCGGCAAGGTCTGATCTATCACAATCATGCACTGTTGCTTTGCGTGACTGTATATGCTCAGGCCGTCGCAGTCCTCCATCAAGGCCTGTTCTGATTTCGGGATTCTCTTTACTTTCACCCGCACACCCGGCAGGTGAATGTACTTGGGAATCGGCCAGTCTCCGTACCACGTTGCGTGTTTGGGTCGCGCCAAGTAACGTCACCACCTCAACCTTAGTATCAAGTTCATCCACTCCGTATACCCGCCGCAGTAACCATACCCCCACCTCACGGAAGAATGCCAGGGCATCTTTCGCAGGCAGGTCCGCGGCAGCCTGGCGGCATACAGCCCACCACAGGCGCGCGTACCCGTCACGTGCCTCCGTTGGAGGTACTGTCTTCAGCAGCCAGCTGCTGTTGGGGGGCAGGATGACCATTTATCAGGTACTTCGAAAGAACACTGTGTTTTAACCTATAAGCCTCATTCCCCGACAAATACCGGTCTATTACCGTGGCCAAGATGGCCGCGTCCTTCTCATGCTCAGTCCAGCGTGAGCTGCCGCGCGGTGCCTTGGCCTTTTTCATGTGTGCCCACAGACAATATACGGGCACCTTCCGCCCCCGCCAGTACCCTATGATAGCTCCGGCCACGTGCGCCAGAGGCAGCGCAATACGGGCAAACGTGCCCTGATATCCTACCTGTTCTACCACCACCACATCTGGGTTGACAGCTATGTAGGCATCCAGCTGATTCAGGACAAACTTGACCGCGTCGCCAATAGGAACCTTGCCCTTGCCGGGCGTAACCCAGGTGACCTTCCATATGATCTTCCCGTCCTGCAACAGCGCCACGCCCGTGTTGCGTAGACCCGGGTCAATCCCCAGGATTAGGCGGGCCATAAACGTCTCCGTTCTCCGCGCACTTACGGTCCTCGTAGGGCGCGGCCACGCGGCGGTAGAACTCCTGCTTCACGTTCTCCAACACGCCCGTGAGCTCCGCAATGGTGGCATAACAAGGATTCGTATGCCAGTGTTCCATGATGAGCTTGGTGATGATGTAATTCAGGCGCCCGGGGCTGCGCCAGATACCATTCTGATCCAGTAACTGGTACATATCGCGGGCAATGGGGGGGCGGGCCTTCGCGGGTATGTAAGGCATTAATTAAATATCAACCAGCCAGCAAAGAAGAAGAACATTAGGACAAGTGCTACTATAAGCACTTCTTCCCTCATGACGCGGACTCCCCCCACGGATCACCAGGCAGGTTGTCGTTCTCGCCCAGCGCCTTCTTTACTTCTTCCTCCTCCGCCTTACCCATGAGGGCTGCCTCCACGGGAGTCAGGCTGGTGATTTTCTCCCGGTTCACCAATAGGTAGGTGACACCGTCCTTGGGAAAGCTGACAATCTTCTTATGCCCCCCGTCGGCCTGTATGATATAGCCCACGTAATAATAGGCGGGGCCCGCCGGGAATTCCGAAATTAGTTCCAGGTCATCCACGGCAAACACCGTAGGGTGTGCCATGAATCCTCCGCCCCTGTTCACCATCAAAATGTACTTGCCTGGGTCGGTCTCCAGAGGCGGCTCTATCATGAATACATTCTTAGCCAATCTTCATATCCTCCACGTCCAGCGCGGCCAGCAGGCGGCGCTTGCCCTCAGGACTTAGCGGCCATCCATGTATACGCATTCGCCACCGGTCGTTCTCTATCTTGCGCAACGAAACGTTATCAGCCACCACGGTAAGCGGCCCCACACACAGTTCATTTTTCCCATGTTTCTGGCTCGGGGCTAGCCAATTCCATATATGCATCCAATCCTCCGCGGATACCGTAACCTTCACCTACGTCTCCTTAAACCGGTCCAATACCGCGGCCGCGGGGCCGGGCAGCGGCCGGTCATCTACGATGAAACCGCCCTCCACCGCATCAGCCAGTATCGCGGCACAGGCGATGATGTGCCCCAGGTGCGGGTAGCCGCTGTCAGCCGCGTTATCCTCACGGTCCCGCAGGGCCAGTAGGTGCCGCTCCATGGCATCCAGGTAGATGGTGTACTTCACCTTCTTGTCGCGCCAGTTGTAAGGCCCATACTTGGCCGCCCCATTTTCCATGGCCTTAGCTCCGTATATCTTGCCTGCCGCGGGCAGCAGCCCCACCTGTACTTTCTTGATCCCTATCAGGTCTTTGGGATTACTCTGGTCCACCGTCAAGTCTTTCAAAGCAAGCTGACCAGCTAGCAAACCTAGTTCGTGCAAGGTAGTGGTATCCGTTACGCAAAGGCCCGACGACCCATATTGGTACGCCTGCGGCCAGGGCTGCCCCCATCTCGGCATCGGATCCGCCAGTACTGCTGCGGCGGATTGTGTCCACGATAACCAGGTCTGCATTAGCTGCCTCAGCAAGGTCACGTCGTGCCTCCGCGGCCGCGTGATCGGGTATCCACACGCGGGATGTCTTACGTTTACGGATGTTTAGCCAGGACGCCTGGACGTCATACCCATAATCCCGGCGGAGGCGGCGGGCCACCTTACGTAGCTCAAAGCGGCGCGGGAAACTACCCGCGATGTATACACGTGTCATTCGAATTTCACAATCTCCCCGGGCGTGTGGGCCCGGACCTGTGAGATAAGGTGCGGGTAAACCTGGGTCAACCCACACCGTGGGCACCACCAGCGGCAATGGTCCATCCAAAGGGCAAAGCCGTCATGGTTGCACACCATTTTAGGGTCATCCGGCATCGGGTTGTTTGCCAAGGTACTTCAAAATATAATCATGTTGGAGTTCATATTGTCCGTCGGCGACGTACTTCACGCAGGTTTGGCGCATTACCGCCCGGCCTGTGTTGATACGGCCGCTGAAGGTCACCGCAAGGTAGGAGGGAAGGAGCGGGGGATACCCCCGGTCCTCCGCGTAGCCGGTACGACTGTCGTACGCGGACCCGCATATGTACTGGTGCCGCAGCTTGGTACGCACCTTACGGTTGACATTGTCCACTTCCAGCAAGGCCGCGGGCTGCAAATCGATCGCCACGTGGCTGTGCGCCGTGAAGATGGCGTCAGCGTTTATGTACTTACCAAAGTCCTCCGCACGCTTAATCTTGGCAGCCAGCGGCGTGCCGCTGTCTATCCCATGATGGAAGAACATATCGTAGCTAGACCGATTAATGACCACATTAGCGAAAGTGCTAATCCCAAGGTAAGGGAGACCCAGTCTAAGACACAAGTTTTGGTCGAAGCTGAGCCCAGTTTCCTTGTAAATACGATTCCCGTGATTACCGCGGACGCCAAAGAGGCCCCGGTCGCGAATAGGCTGAAGAATGTCAATCAGCGCCTCCATCTGCGCCTGCGGGCTCAAGAGCTGGCCGTACACGTCACCCTTGCTCAGCTTCGTGACGCACTCCCCGCCGTCGCCCATGTACACCCAACGCGCCCCGGGGTCTTCCTTTATACGGCCGAGATGCTCTCGTATAAACTTCATGTCACACTGCGGACTACCTAGGTGCATGCACGCCAGGGGATACAGGGTAAGTTCTGGCTGATCCCCTAGGTCCTTGGTTTGGAAGTTGAAATGAATGTAAGCCACTAAGCTAAAACCTTTTCTTTCACCGCGGCCCATTCGTCAGCCGGGATTTGTGCGTACCGTTTGTTCGCACCTACGGCACCCATCCCGCGCTCCGCGCGCAACGCACGGTAGTGCGCGAACAGGCTACCTATCATGGTGAATGCCGTGTACACTGCAACGGCCGCAAGGGTCAATGGGACGCCGTAGCGGCCAGACATAATGTTTTGGAAAGCGGTGAATACGAAGATGGTTTGAAGGAACCACACCCCGTTGCTTTGCAGCGCGGCCAGGGCGTGGCGTTTCAGGGAGCCACTGTTACGCGCGCGGCTCACAAAGGTGAAGGCGTAATTCTGCCACATCAACACTACCGGCCACAGCAGCCAGAACCACGGGGAATGTGGGTCACTCAGAAAGCTCACTAGTCCACCACCTCGTCATAACTTTCTGCGGCGACACCCACTTCCTTGAACAGCCAGCCTCCGGCGCGTATCAACGTACTGGTGTAGCCCTTATGGGGCCGGTGACGGTTCTTCACAATGTGACACTCCGAGGCGTTGTCATACGCCGGAATCAGCTGAATGCCTACATCGGCGCTATACTCAATCTCGCCGGTCTCCTTAAACGCCCCTATGCTGGCGACGCTGTCGTAGTGGGCGCGGCCCACCTCGCTGATTAGCAGGACGTGGTACCCCCGCTTCTTGAGGTACTCAAGGCGGTGGATCCACTTGTCGAGCCCCGTGCGGCGGTACTCCACGCTGCCCGGGAGTTTTTGGACCGAGTCGACGATGATGAGAGCAGGAGGAGTAACGGCCCCAAGATCAGAATCAAGGGTGCGGATAGAATCACGATGATACAAGTTATGGGTACGCTCAACAATTCGAGCATGATTACCCCTAAAAATCTGGGCGGTTCGGTCCATAGCCACCGCAAAGCCATTCTCAAAGTCGTACACCAATACCTTCATGCCCTGCGCGACATCCAGGGCTACCTGCCAGGCGAGCGTTGACTTTCCTGCGCCAGGCTCTCCAGCAATTGCCCAAACTCCGTAGAGACCGCCGGTTTTTGCGGTGAGGATGGGGAGGGAATTGACGGCAACTCCCCTTGGGGTTTCTGGGAGGCCTTGCGCGATGCGCGCGCTGACGGATTCGAGCGTCGCCGTGACGACGCTTTCTTGTTGGAGGAGCGAACATATGAGGCCAACGTCGAGTGTTCCTTTCTGCAACATGCCGCCTGCCTCGTTAATGAGGTCACACAACAGTTGCTTGTCACGTACCCGCTGCAGTATGTCCTTGACCGCGATGCCCGCGCCTGCGCGGGACACCTCGTCAAGGTAGCCCTTCATTAGCTCCCGGGCGGCTCCGTGGACTTCCACACAGTTGAGGTACACCGCCTTGAAGTCATACGGGGGATGGGCACCCGTCTCGTCAAGCGCCGCGAGCGTGTACAATACCAGGCGTCCGGGCTTGCTGAGTTCACTGGGATCAACGATATCCCGGTCCGCAATCCCTTTGATAACCGCGTGGAGGAGGGCCTGTTCCAGCTCAAGACTTAGGGGGAGTCGCTTTCGGACGGCGATTTCTTTTCTCCGGGCGGGCCGACGCGGCGGTCCCAGCGGGGATCTCCGTACCGGCCGGCGGGTTTACACTTGTCCCAATAGGGGCAGTTGTCATATCCACAGATGTATTCCTGACACAGGGGCAATGTGCTTGGATCGCGCGCCGCAATGGCGTTCTTGAGCAGCTGTACATGCTCACGTACCACCGCGCGTAGGGACACCAAATCATCTTCCGAGATCCGTAGTCTATACGCACGAAATGCGGGCGCTGTCTTGCCACTTGTGTCCCTCAGGTTCAGCAAAAGGATCCATAGCTCAGCTTCGGTCTTGTTTTTGGCTGCCATGTACAGTAGCAGCTGGGAAATATATGCGCGCAAATCGTCTGTGGTGCGGGGTTCCTTGAAAAAGCGCGCGGACTTGAATTCGGCAACTTCCCCGTCACGGTCCCAGTCCACGCTGTACCAGAAACCCATATCTTCGCTGTAGGTGCTACCGGTGTCAGTCTTACTGAGATCAACCTTACCCTCCATTGCCCCTAGGACAAAAGAGTGTAGGACCTTACCAATAAGAAACGTAGGCACCTGACGATCAGTGTAAGGGGCAGGTTCCAGGTACTTCCAGAACGCCTGTAGTGGGTTGAGCAGATCGCTGGCATGAATGCCTTCCGCACGGCTTGAGTCTTGCGACTCAAGCCATGCACGGCTTGCGTCCCTTAGGCGGGCTTCCGCCGCGGTATTGCGCGACAGACGTAGGGACGCGGGGAGAGAGATCAACCTACGGTGCCTGTAGCTCCGGCACAGGAGTGCCATGGGTAGCCTCGGCAGGTTCGCCCCAGGCCACACGCTGGCAGGGCAGCAACTCAAACTCACCCGGCTGTATGACACCCTCCTCCAGGTACTCGACAATCTTGGCGTTTGCGTTATACACCAACGCGTCACATTCCGCCTTATCCGCTACAATCACGGCATCAGCGACTGCGCCAAGGTTTAGCAACACGGCAATGAACACCTCTACCAAAGGTTAGTTACCTCCTGACAAATAATTGAACACGTAAACACTAACCCAGATACCTACACCCGCGCCGAAGCCCCAAATGAGGCCGCCGGCCACGTGCGCGGCGATTGTCTTAGCTTGCGAGACGAGGTTTGCTAGCATTGTCTGTACCGGCCAGTTTCCGGATAACCCGGGTGGCCGCGGCTCCTTTCGCCTTGATTTTCACCTTGATACCGCTTTCGGGTTTAGACATCTTAGTCATCGCCGAAGATGTTGGCCGGACCGTCAGGATCATCGCCAAAGGGGTCATCCTCAATGGCCTTGGCTGAGGTCTTGGCCTTGGGCACGTAGGGGTCGCTCACGTCGGCCGATAGGCTGTAGCGCGGGCCCTTGCCTTCATCATTCTTCCACAAGAAAAACGCAATGTCCTTCTTGCCCTGCATGGCTTCCTTCAGCTTGGCCACCAGCCCGCCGAGGTCGGCGTGCTTGATGGAGCCCACCATGAGGTTGGGGCGCTTGGTACGGAAAAAGCCGGTCAGGCGGACACTGGTGGTCTCACCCTTCCGGGGGGTTGTCTTTGCGAAAGCCATCGGCTCTCCTTTTAGCTTTGTTTGCGCGGATTGCGCGTTCGCGGGGGGTGTAAGGTGGGCAGGTATGTCGCGCCAGGCTGAAGGCCTCCTCCCCGCAGCGCGGACATATAGGAAAAGGATCGGGGGTCAGTTCCTCGCGTACCAGCCGTACCAATGCCAGTTGGCCTTGCTCCCCGTGCGCAGTGGCACGTCAAAGCCGGGCGCTAACTCCTTGAGAAGGCTGACGTTTTTCATGGTTTCGGTAATAAGCTCCTGGTCCCGCGTCAGGCGGTCAGGATGCAAATCGACTACCAGGTCGTCGTGGACTTCATTGAAAAGCAACGAGACTGGTATTTCGTTGCGTATTATACCACAGTCCGCGGGGTTTGTCAAGTACTTTTTTCGGACCGTCAGCAGCATGTCTAGCCAGCTACCGTAGGTCATGTGCGCTTCTTTTATTAGCGCGGCTTCGACTGCCACCAGGGCCGCCCCCGTAACATCCGCGGCCAGGGATTGAACAGGGAAGTTAATTGCCTGGTTAAGCATGTGACCAAAACCTTCGCTACGTCGGCCGTCTGGGCAGGGCAAATGGCGGACGCGACCTGTAAGACTCCGGACAGACTGGTGTCGGAGTAGTTCATCCTCTCGTGCATGCATATAAGCAACAACGTGAGGAATGAGTCTAAGGTAGGCCCGTCGAAGGTGATCTGTACGGTCGACGTGCTGGTCCCAGATGCTGTCGAACCTGATGCCGTTATTCCACAATTGTTGGGACATTTTAGGAGTTTGCATATTGTAATGAACTCCGAGGACAATTCCTTTGGCTCCACGATATTCTGGTGTCCCTTCCTTTATTTCGTAACCCCACATATCCTTAGCAATTCCGATATACCCACTGCCATGATCGCCAAAATGGTGATTAAGATAAGGCTCCTTAGCAAGGAACCCCAGAACCAGCGGCTCCAGCTTACTGTAGTCGTTGTCGGAGACCATTCCTCCCGGCCATCTACTGCAAATGATTTGACGTACAGCCGGCGTCCAATTTTGACTGTTCGGATTTGACGCCGAGCGCCGCCCGGTTCGCGCGCCCAGAGGGTTGAAGTGAAAGGGCAAAAGCGCGACTGGCGTATCTGCCACAGTTCCCACGGGTCGCAGATACCGGTCAAGTCCGACAACGTTTGTGGAGTGCAGCTTTTCAATGGCATTGTATTTCAGTAGTGTCTCGACGACATGATGCGGAGGAAGGTTTCGTAGGCTTTCCTTCGAGACCGACGCCAGGCCCGTATCCGTCTTACCAGGGATTGACAGGCCCAGCCGAGTATAAAGCAGATCACGGATGTGATTATCATTGGTGGGCTTAAACTCCGTCATGCCCGCCGCCCAGGCTGCCTTACTCAGCTGGTCAGACAGGGCAAGCAGCTGCGTCTCCTGAGACGCGCGTAATGCGTTTAGTACGTTTAGGTCGACGAAGGCTCCCGTGAGGGACATCCGCTCCAAAGTACAAGCGACCCGGTGTGTGAACACCACCAGCCGCCGCTGACGTGCCAAGGCGAGCATGGCGCCGTATTTGGCGGCGATATGATAGCTGGCCCAGGCGTCCCGTACACAACGGTCCATACGTAGGTCAGCGGGGACAAGGGACATGTCATGGTTATTACCTTGTAAGATGGTTTTGGTACGATACTTCCAGGGAGGAGTGTTGGTGAAACTCAGTAGCTGGTCTTCAAGCTCATAGCTGAGGTCGTTCTCGTCTACCATGCGAGCCAACAGCAGGCTGTCTAACAGGCGCTCCCCGGTCAGCCACTCTTCTTTCAGTGGTAGCCCGGCATCATGTAACTGTTGTAGCTCTCCGGCAGCGCTGTGTCCACCGAGGTAAGTCGCCCCTTCAAGGCACGCGCGGAAAACTTGGAAGTCATCTTCGGCGGCAGCCGCGCAGTTGCCGTCAGTGGCCGCGACGGATAACACACGATCAGCGGTGTATTCTGTATCGACGAAAATGACTTTGCCGGGAGGGGGCACCGCGGGGATGAACTCCACGGCGGGCTCAAGCGTAAAACGCTTAAGGTCGTCGAGGATGCGCTGCCGGAGCGGGAGGGCGCCGCGCAGTACGGCGGCGGGATGGTAGGTTACGAAGGCGGGAGGGACGGATTCACCAGGTAATCCTGGGATGGGGAGGGGTCGTCCGCGGCTGTGGGTAACGTTGTTGTCCCCGTTGTTGGTGAGGGAACGCAAAGCCGTTCCACCCACCGCAAGAATCGCGGACGGCTCAAGGATGACAATAGCTCGGAGAAGAAACGGTCGGCAGGCGCGCACTTGCGACATGCTCGGAGTTTGATTGTCGCGCGGACGGCACCGGATGGCGTTGACAAGCGCAACGTCTCGGTCGTCATATCCTGCCTCTCGCCACAGTTGCCGCAGTAGTCGACCGCTTCGGCCTGTAAATGGTCTTCCCGTACGTTGGTCTTCATCTGCACCGGGGGCTTCTCCGATTAACAACAGTTTCTTGGTCCAACCCTGTGGCACGAACGGCCGCATGAAAGGCGCGGCACACGCACTGAATAACGCACACTTCTGGCACTGTTCCCGCTCTGGCGAAGCCAGAGACAACTGTTCGGGAATGAGGGCGGTGTACTTTGGCTTCTTTAGACGGGGTACCCGGGGTCTATTGACGCCAGGTAGTTCGGATGTATCTGTCGCCGCAACTGCTTCTTGATCCAAATAATGTCACTCGGGATAAACAAATCGGGGTTAGCTTCAAAAATACGCAGGGCCAGCAACCAGTGCTTGTCTTCACATGCCTGGCTGAATTCACGAAGTATGGCCCGGCGCTGCCGGGGCTGTAGGGGCGTCTTTGTCATGGGCCTTCCCAGCACGCAGATGCGGTCCGCTCACCCACGACAAGTCTTATCTGGTTACAGTCATGAAAGCTATGAAAGGGCCCAATCACGCTGTATCCCGAATACCCAGACGTCCACGCCATGAACCACCAAGCGATTACTATTGCAGTGTATCTCATACACGCTCCTTGCCCAGCGCCGCCTGTATCCTAAGCAGCTTCGACTGGGCGATACTAAGCAGCTTTAGGATTTCCTGCCGCGCGGCGCGCTCGCGGTCGAGGGTGGCAAGGAAGCGACTTGCCTGCCACCAGTAACCAGGATGATCACGCATCTCCTGCAACTCAGCGTCTGAATACGGCTCAACCATGTCCTTTGTCCAAAACGGTGCGTACGTTGTCCAGGATGTTGAGCAAACGGCGGATCTCTCCCTTACAGTAATCGGCATCGGCGCGGGCTACACGCAGTTCCCCCCCCGTATTGTTCAGCTTCCCCTGTGACTGCGCCAGGGTGGAATTCAGCTTCTGTACAACTCCACGCAGTCCATCGCGCTCCAGCTGTACCGATTGCCGTAGGGCACGTTCCGAGCTATACGAGCTTGTATAATTTGTATAAGCCTCGATCCGTTTCTCTGCCTGGGCTTCTCTCAACGCGACCTCTAAGGTAGCAACGCGCGCGTCTAGCCTGTCCAGATACGCTTTCATGGCAGGTTCATTCCTTTCGGTACCTGCACGCGCTGGCGGAACATCCAGCGACGGGCGGGGGCGTTGGTGGGCCGCCGGTGAAGCGGCCCGCGGTTACGGAACAACACCACGCTAAAGGGTGGCGGCTGGTAAGTGTGTCCTTCCCACTTTAGCTCCGTGGGGGTACGGTTAGTCCACACGACAAGGGCACAGTCTGGCTTGCTGCCGGGGGTGGTATCCCCGTCATAATGCCAGTCGCTCGCCGCGGGAGCGGCAATTGTCGTGCGCCGTACCTCCGCGTGAAGGGCATCGCTGTACCAGCCGCGCTTCCAGTGTATCGGGCCGTGCGCGGGGTCGACATGAGGCTTCAGACCTGCCTTCGCCGTCAGCTCCGTAAGCTCTCTGCCGATCACCCGTGCACGCCATTCGGAAGGGAGGTATTTGTCTTTCAGGACGATGTACGGAATCATGTTGCCGCCTCCACCCCATTGTTCAAGGCCGAAGATCATCACCATCTCCAAAACACGCAGATGCGGCCAAGGATTATAGCCCACCTGGCGGTAGGATCATGATATAAGAACCACCACCGCCAGCGTGGCCAAGTGGTGATTCCTAGCTTAATGACCAAAAATCATACCCCATCTCGAATGGCCAAATCATCCCCCGCCCCAACCAAGGTCGAACGTCAACGCCCAGGTGTCCGGGTCATGATGATATGTGAAGAACCAGTGCATGATTATCCGGCTTCCTTTGCGCGTAGCCGCTCAGTCAAGTCCTTGACCATTGCCAGGGCGTTGTCACGTTGCTCCTTCAGGCTTTGTAGCTTGTGAAGGACGTTCAACGTCTCCACCTCGAACGCATCCGCCCGACTCTTCTGATACTCGCGCATCCGCTCCACCTGGATCAACTCCCCGCTGAGCCGGTGACAATTCGGACACCCAGGCGTCGGTAACTTGGATATAGATGTCGTAGATTCCGCCGTCGGTTTGTCGTTTTCGGTAGTCATTCAGCAACTCACACAAGCTGAGTTCCAGCTTGTCTAGGTCCTCACCGTTCAAGTTATCCATGAGCATCAGCCGGGCCACCATGACCCGGAAGCTGTTATCGTTGGCGTCAGGAGGCGGTGTATCCGCTAACATCGGCATTGTTGGCGTTCTCCACGAGGGGGTACATGTCCTTTAGGTAGCGTCCGCGGGCCAGGTTGGGGATATCCGCCAGGTCATCGTATGGCTGTACCAAGATCAGCTTACACGCGATCCCCCGGCTGGACAGCCAGATTAGGATGGCCGACATAGCTTCCTGGCCGTTACTGTCTGCCACCAACCCGCACATTTTATCACGAAACAGCTTCGCTGTCAAGTCCAAACTTTGCTCAGGGGGCCGCAGGCCCATGAGGGCAACGCCCATGAAGCCATGCCCGGCGGCAGCCAGGGCGTCCATTGGACCCTCGGCGATGATGACCGTATTGCGCCGGTTGGCCCGCGGCAGCGGCGCCGGGAGGGGCCACACTACCACGATGGCGTCACCCCGCGGGGCAAAGGGGCTCATGTAGCGGATGGGCGGGGGGGCTATGTGCGTGTTATCTAGGAGGTGGACGCTGCTTTCGCTACGCCCGTCTTTCTTCTCCATGAGACGCGCCTGCCAGTACAAATTACCCCCGGTAGCCGTGGCTGGGATGACGATACGAGGATTCGCGTCACCGGCATCCCAGGACGGGTACCAACCGTTCTGCCGTGCTGTGTCAAAGCTGAGCTGCCTGATGCCCAGGTATGACGCCATCAACGCCCACGAGGACACCGTGAAGCAGCCACGCGGCATACTGCTGGAAAAGGGGCGGTCCTTGGTGCGCGCGCTTTCGCGCGCTTCGTGTGTGTCATCTTGGCTCATCTGCGTTCCCTGACTGGTACCACTGCGTGGTAGGGCGGAATATCGGTGCATTTACGTCAAGCAGGCGTTCCCTTGACGACCGGCCGGGCGCATCGGGGTACTTTGCCATGTCCTCCGCACTGGCCAGGGCATAGTACAAATCGTTGCAGACTAGGCACTGGACTTGCTGCCTGTTAATACGGACGTACTGCTTGCGATGCGCGGTATTCCCGCAGGGAGGCAGATCCGTTGGAACAGTCTTGGCTTCTACGGACGGGGTACCTAGCGACTGTCCGTAGATACTGTCGACGATTTTATCCGTCATGAAGCCTCCGCCTGCATTATTGGTCATCGGTACCTGTATCGTCTGGCTCGTCGTCAAGGCCGAAAAGTTCGGCTTCGGTGGGCTCTGATTCCACCACCATGTCGAGCTCTGAAAGGACATCATAAACCTCGTCTGTCACTGTTTCCAATATGTCAATCTGGTAATCGCCTAACTCGTCGTACTCCTCTGTGATTACGCCTACCTCGTACAATCCGTGGTAGACGGCTTCACGGATACGCTCCTTGTCAAAGAAATCAGCGATGCTCAACTTGATCACCTTACCTATGTCATGCATCTTGTCATGCAGCCCCGGTGGTACATATGGTTCACCCGGGGTGCCTAGCTTGTCATGCATGTAGTGTGTACTCCTGTTCCTGAACTACTACACTCCCGTCCCTTCACTACAACCCAATTATAGCATGTTTCAGAGCGGTTGTCAAGAGAAATCTTTACCCCTTGCTCCCATTCACGATACCGGCGTGGTGTGCTGTACTCACACCCGCTATTTGCGTCCAGGGCTTGGCCGCGGGGAATTTCCCATCGTGCCACAATGCCTTCAGCTTGGCGGCAGCTTGCTGGACATACCCGGCATCTACCGGCTGGATGCTATGTTTGGGCATCTTGGGCGGGACCGCGGCGTAATTCCCCGCGTTCTTCTTCCAGAACGCCGCCGTCTCCTCCACGTACGCGGCCTGGGTGTCGATGATACCTTCTAGCATACGCCAGGGATCTGTCTCCCCGTCCCAATACAGCCCGATGCGGCACAGCAGCGCGTAGGTGCTGACGTGGACGCTGGTGGTCAGCCACGCAGGGTCTAGGTACAACACGCGCCGGTCGCTGTGGCCTTCCACGTGCGCCCAGGTAGTAGGCGAAATGTCTGCCTTCTTCTCCCAGGCGTGCAGGAAGTCAATGAGTCGGTTCAGGTGCTCGGCACCCATACGGGGGCTGCCCGTCAGCTGTATCTCCAACGGGAAGCGCGGCAACTTCAGGTCCAGCTGCCCGGGCGCGTACTTCAGGCCGTAGATGGCGGCTTCCTTCTTGTGGTGCTCCGCCCATATGATGTCCTGTAAGTAGTCCTTGCACTGCACCGGGAACATCAGCTGTTCATGCTTGGCGTTCAGCCAGGCGAACTTGCAGTGCAGGCCGCTGATTTGGTTGTACGTCACATTGGGGTGCGCCTTGACGGTAACTGTCTTAACGCCCATTGACTCCCACGCCTCCCTTGTTTCGATAGAAATCGTGGATGGCCCGGGCGTACACCTGGATGGTTCCGCCCTCCAGCCCCGGGGCACTATTGACCTCAAAAACGACAAATCCGCCATCCGGCTTCACTCCTATGTCCACGGCCCCAAAGTCGTAACCTAGCGCCTTACAGGCCTTGTGGCAGGCATCCCTGAGGCCACGCGGGGGATCGTATCCGCCATAGGACAGCTTCCAGCCCGCATTGTGGGCGCGGAACCGTGGGTTAGGCACCTTACCCTCTTGTGGCACCTTCTTGGCGAGGCGCAACGAGGTCCCGTGGAAGCTATGAACCCTGTATTCCGTGTGCGTGGGGACGTACTGGACGTAGTAGTCCCCGGTGGTACGCCCGGACAACAGGTCCTTGGCGCGCTGGTGGTTGTCCACGCGGGCGAGCCACCCTGCCCGTCGCTCTCGCGAGAAGGGAGGGACGGGTACCCCGCCCGTCTGTAGCTTACTTAGCTCGTGGTACTTGTTCCCGGCCCGGTGGGGGTTCAGCAGGCGCCCCCGTAGGCCCCCCGGTAGGCCCTCCCCCCATCCCACGAACACGTCTGAGGAGTTCCCCGAAGGGCACAGGCGCTTCGCCCGTGTAGCGCAGCCACCTTCGATACCATTTAGGGCGGCGACGAGTTCCTTGGCGCCCATGCTTCCACGACGACATACGATGTATATCATCCTTTCCTCACAAGTATGATGGTAACCAGGACGATGAGACCCATCCACACTAGGAACACAATATCACCTCCGTCAAGACACATGCCCAACACCTCCCACAACGATTTTGACCAGATTTGATAATGTTTACTAGAGTGTTACGTACCACCTAAGCACAGAGGACAGCCGGTCTGCTTGTACCGCTTCGTGGCAGGCGGTGGCATGCTCACCCACCACACCTTAACCTCAGGGTCGTACCGACCGTGCTTCTCGGCGTGGCAGGTAACTACCCACCACACCTTGCGCCGGCCTCCGTAATGCTCACTGCCCTTGGGCGGCTGGCTCACAGATTCGCGCTCCACAACACGACCAGATTGGTCGTCTTGGGGTTACGAAACTCCCCGAGCCGCTTCCACCCACTTTCCTCCAGCAGCTTGTTCTCCGCCGCATTGGTGGACAGGACCGTGGCCAGCATCATGCCGTACCTCAGACGCCGGGCCGCTTCCATACGGGTATTCAGCAAAACACTGCCGATACCCTTCTTACGAAGGTCTTCCGCAATCTCCGCGTGGAAGCTCACCACCACGCCGCAACAGCCAGGTAGCTGCTGCAGGCCGAAAGTGGCGATGTTGCGAGATTCGGTACGTACATCGTACACGCCAGGCTCGCCACGGCGCTCCACGATGTACGTGTAACCGATACCGGCGGCATCTAGCGACGGTCTACGGCGCATCAAGGCGCCGTTTAGCTCGTGGAGAGGATCTGCCTCGGGAACTCCGCTGATCTTACCCATGTTACGTCTCCTTTCGCTTCCCCTGATGGTATCCGGGGTCCTTGCCACAGGACTCGCAGCCGCACGTCCTAGTCTGAGTCTTCACTCCCGGTGTTCTCTGCTGTCGGCGGCTGAGGCCCTTCCTGCATCGCAGTTGGTTTGGCATAGTCGATGGTCTCCCTGTCGTCCCCACATGGTGGGAACAGTACGTGAGCAATGATACGAACGTCCCTGATCTTGGACCACTTAACACCACCTATGGCGCCGGGATACCTGGCTTTCAGCGTCTTCCGGCTCCACAGGCTTTTGCAATGAAACTCGGCGTTTTGCAGTCCCTCGCTGAAATAGTCCAGCATCCACCGTTGCCCCCCGCCGGGCGGATCACACGTGAACCACACGCCGTATCTGATTACAGGATCAGCCACGATGCCCTCCTAAACCAGCAGCGTCCGCCACGCGACGGTTTGGATCGACGTGCACGGACGGAACCAATTCTCACGGTTCCGCTCAATGACTTGCAGTGCCTTATCGATATCCTGGCAATCGCGCGTGATGAGGATGCGCGGACGCAGACTTGCCAGGCGATCGATAAGCTGTTGCCGGTACGAATCGTTGGCCGGTACGCCCTGTGGCTGTTGCTTCTCGGAGCCCGGTCGGTTCTTCACGGCGCTGGCGCTGATGATATCCCAATTCACCAATGTGATCTTGGCTAACGCGAAGTACGCGTAGGCCAGCCAGGGATGCGTCAGCCAGGTGGACGGGATGCGGTATTCAATGTGGAAGTACACGCCGCCCTTGGGGTTCACCGGGTGGTCACTGGCCATGAGACGCACCGGATCACCATTATTCGGACCGTACTTCATGTTACGAGTGATCCGCAGCGGCCACAGCTGGCACCACATCTCCAGTGGGTACAGCAGGTAGTTCATGGTGAGAATGTACTTCATGGCGCTGAATCGCCGGTAGTTTGCCGCCTCAGCGCCATACCGCTCCATCGCGTTGACCGTCTCGTCATCAACGTTGTCGGGTACTGGCTTGGTCATGTTATACTGCTTCCAGCCCAACAGAGTATCGTGATAGTAGCGGTTAGCTTTGCTTGCGACACGTGCCAGGTCCGGGTCGTACACCCAGAACGTGGTGTGGATATGCCCGCCGAGTGGCTCTCCGCTTGTCACGCCCTGCACCCACGGATGCGCCAACAGTACCACGTCACGCATGTTCTTGGTGCGACTTAGGAAGTTCTCGGTCTCGGCCAAGCCGTACGCAATATCTAACATATGCCGCCGGATATTGTGCGCCGGAGGCGGGCGCAACTCCGCCGTGGCCGCGTGGTTATCCGTGCCGATGAACGAATTCAGTGCCTGCGCCTTGTTAGGGCTGATGACCGTACTGGCCGGGATGATGTACGGACTCCATTCCTTAACTCGCGCGAACACGAATTCAGGATCGCTCCCTATTTTGTACAACAGCAGGGATCTACTCATGGATCATACTCCTCGCTGTACAGAAACACCTCCACCTTGCCCTCAGCCTTATCTACATACCACTGTAGGTGCGCGCCGCAGCCGTGGATACGCGTTCCTCCGTGGTAGTCCGGGAGTAAAACGTAGCCCGTGGCCGGGATCATGCAGAATGTCTTGAACGGATTGCCCGCCAGGTCGCGCGCGGTTCCTACTTGCCACATGCAACGATAACTCCGTGACCCGGGAAAAAGTCCCATGTCGTGTCAACCTGGGTTGACGTCACAACGTCTTGAATCGGCCCATGAGATTCTTGAGCTCCACGCGGCCAGGCTTGGGCGGTTGCACTGCCATGAGATTGTTTTTGCTGCACGGGAAGCACAGCTGGCCGTTCTGGCTGAGGCGGGCGTTGATCTCATCATAGCTCGGGGGCCAAGGAATGAGAGTGCCGCACATGGGGCATGGGCGCTCGGCGCAGGCGTTACACAGACTTACCAGGAACCCGCAATTCTCTGGGATGCGGCGCATGGCGTACATGTTGGCCCACAGCGCATTGGGCGGCAACAGCACGTATGTCTTGCTCTCGATGTTCCACTTGAGAGACAGCGGGCGCTTGTACCGCGCGTGGCCGCACACCATGCACACTGCGACCGTGAAGTACGACTCGTTGAACATCCGCGCCAAATCGGCGGGCTGGGTATAGGCTGCCAAGTAGGTCACCGGGTCCCAACTGTCATCCACATACGCCCGCTCACTGCCATATGACCACAATGCCGCGTGGCTAGGCTCGTGTAACAGCAGGTCCTTTGTCCATACCCGCAGCCGCTCCATCAGAGCGGAGCGTAGGTTTGCAGTTGACAGCGATGCGTTGTGCACCAGGAACGCCAGCACCGCGCCCATGTCAATGGGGGCGCCCTGCCGTATCGCCGAGGCGAACCTCTCGATTTCGCTTACATTGTCCACTAGGGTTCCGCTCCGAAAGCGCATGTTCAGTCCACTCATGGGGTTGTAACCACGTCCCGCGGTATGTCGGACTTGATGTTACAGAACGCACACCGCAATATCCAGGCATTCCACGTCGCCAACCTAGCCCACGCTCCACACCACGGACACAGGTATCCTCCCGACTTGTAGGCATTAGTAGTGCCTACAAAGTTGCTTGGCAGTGGCATGGTGAGAAGCAGCCACTCGTAGGGCAGCTTGTGATCCAAGGATGTGGTGCCATCCTCGCGCTGCGCAGCGGGCAGGCGCACGCTGTTGAAGTTGCGATGCCACCACTTCTTCACGCGCTTGTGCGGGCGGAAGAAGCTGTAGCGGTAAACGCCGCCGTTGTGCTGCGCCATCCGTCGGAAGTTCCAGTGCCCATATGGCGTGGGTACCCTTAGCTGCATCCCATCGCTGCCATTCTCCAGCAAATTGTTGTAACGATCCGGATCGCAGTTGCGCCAGTCCATCCGGTGCCGATCGAACTCAGGCAGCGGTTTACTGGGGTCACGTTTGTGGCTCACAGGACGCCACGTAATGTCCCATGCTTCCTCACTGTACGTCACGCCATCGCTGTACTTGTTGACGCGCTTGGCTTCAGATTCCGAAGGGCCAGTCTCCGTAATCAGGGTCGTGCTCACTGCGCAAGAGCGCAGTGGCGTGCGGGTGGGAGCGCCGGTCTTCGACACGGAACCCCCATCGTTTAGTATACGATGCTGTCTTCCCACGCCCCGCGTGTGTGTACGCGGGTGAAAAAAAGGGGAGCGCGTGACCTTCCAGGCACGCGCAAGCTGCTCATTGGGCTCCAGTACCAGAATGTGGTTATTCGGCACTCGTGTCATGGTGAGGAACCGTATGTTGGCGATGGGTACCGAAGGCAGCCGTCGTCCCGCCACCGCCGCGCTGCTCCAGTACAGGATCTCCTTCTTGGGATCTAGGAACAGAAAGACGTCCGCCCCGTCCAGCCGCGCCAGCGCGATGCGGTCACGGGAATTCGCGTTCCAAATAGCCAGCGTGGCGCTGCCTTGCAGAATACTGAGGTAGGTCAGAGCTGTGTCATAGTCCGTGCCCTGAGACAGCACCAACGGCACCGCGGATGTATCCACTTCAGCGGACCTGTGGTCCTTGTCATAGTAGTCCCACAAGTCATCGTCGTTGGTGATTTGGCCGTTGTGGACAACCACCCACCCGCCCCGTTCCACGGGATGGTTGTTACGGTTGTCCTTGGCCTCTCCCTTTGTCGCCTGCCGCGCGTGTACCAGGCCGCGTGGGCTAGAGACAATCTTGTCCCACAACCCGCTGTCGCGCCCGATGGTGCTAATTAGGTGCTCGGCAGGCCCCTGGTGTTTCTTGATCCGGATGCTGGTGCCCTCCTGAAATGCGACACCCGCGGCATCGGTGCCGCGCAGGCGGTTCGCCAACAGCAGCGCCTGCACGTGGCCCACCGTAGGCCGCGCATCCCCCCAACAATACCACCCTCCGATTCCGCACATTACGGCCTCCCCCTTCCCGCGCTCATCCGTTAGGGCTGAGCACGCAGTGCTTAGTACCGTGTGATGCCGTGCTCATTGCAGAAACTGCTCCACCCGTAGTTGTCCTTCCACACCAAGTCTAGGGCGCCATCCTGTGGAAGAAACTTGGGTGCAGTCATGATGGTGTTAGCCTTGTAGTGCCCGGCGAACTCCCCGCTGACCGCGATACGGCCCTCGCCAGTGTTGATGGCGCGGGTAATGGCTTCCTCTGCGCCCTTGTCGTGCGCCTTCTCGAACACGGGGAAGTCCATTGCGATATCGCGCATGATGCCTAGGCCCAGGTGGCCCACGGCGGGATGCGACCATACCTCGGGGCCGGGCGTGCGGTACTCAATGCCCACGAATAGCGGCGGATCGCCGTCATAGAATTTCATGGCCGCATCGTATCTCCCGCGCAGCAACGTGTTGCCAAGCAGGTTCATCCGCTCGGCCTGGGCCTTGTCCCAATACTTCCCATGCTGCTGCATCCGAAACTCCCCGGCCTGGCCGTAAAACTGGCGCCGCGCCCAACTGGCGGGGGAGGGATACATGCAAGCAAGAGGCACGCCCAGGTGCTTGTCGCACGCCTTGATGTACGTGGCGACGCGCTCCGCATCTCGCATCCAGGCGTAGGTTCCGGTGAATGCTTCCAGCAAAGGCACACTGATGTGTAGGTGGCCCCCCGCGTATCGGAAGGGATGCGTCATGGCGTCGATGGGCGGGCACTTATACTGCACCGTGTAGGCATCCATACTCGGCTCACACCCGAATTGCTTCACGTCGTCGGGCGCATCTATCATGTCCGCTAGGTCTATTTGCACCGTCGGCAGTGCCTTGACCGCGAAGCCTTTCGCGGCCATCTTTTGCTGCAACTCCCGCAGAGACAGGATGGCGGTCATAGCCACGCTTTCGCGGCAGGTGTACGCAGCGGCGAGATTCAACTCCACCGCGTAGCCGTCACGGAAGAAGTGACCGTAGACCGTCTTTGTCTTGTGGTGCTTATCCCCGAACGCCAGATGCGCAGGGGCAGGCTTGTCCCCCTGGAACAAAAAGTATTCAGGGTCGGTCCCAAAGTAGAACGGGTACGCCATTACCGCCTCCTCTTTACTTGTCCGGATCTATCTCCGCCAACATGTCAATTACCTCACGCTCCTTGAAATAAAAATTGCTACCGAGTTCTACCGGCCATTCCTCGGTTGTGGCGGGCTCCAGTTTGCCTAGCACAGGTACCTTGGGTGTATCATCCTGCTTATAATGCTCCGGCAACCGGGCGGCATCAAAGGCGCCGGAGCCGGGCCGCATGGCAGGAGGGGCGACGGGTAGTTCGTAGTGCTTCAGTTCCTTGTGATGCTTTTCACAGCAGAAACGGCAGAAGTCCCCAATGCAGCGGTACCCTGTGACGGGGTTAACCTTGCAGCCCTCGCTGATACACTTGCCCCAATTCATCGTATTGGCTCTTTCCCATTGGCGGGCGCGGTGATCCTGACGACCATCGGTGTGGTAGCTCTCGTTAGAACGGAAAACCATCCCACGGCGCCTCATATTGAGTGACGTCGACGAGTCTTCCCAAGCGCGGACCAACCACGCTACTATGCCCCACAGCAGACATGCCAGGACTATCAGTATCCACATTTGCTGGCTTAGACTCGGCTCCTCCATTGGCTAGTATCGGCAAACTACGCCGCTCCCCCAAGTGCCTGAGTATTCCCTCTTCCAAAGGAATGAATGTGTCTCCACAGTTGTCACAATGATACATCCCCGACTCTTCGCAGTCCCCATAAATTTTGGTGAGGTGCTGCGAGGTGTTGCACTGATAGCACTTAATCTCTCCTGCGTCCTCGCCCTCAGGAGGTTTCTGTGGGCTCATACCCCGCGTCCTTCAATACCTTCCGTAGCGCTTGCACCTGCCTCACGGACAGCCGCGTGGTTTCATAACCCTTGTCATGATAAATGCTGCGGAAGCGCTTGGGCGGGAACTTCTTGACGCTTTCGACGATGGCCGCGCGCACGCCATTTTTGTTTGGGCAATCGTCTTCGCCACACGTGCAAACCCCGTTGTAGCCGGGGATATTCTTAGGTATAGGGCGCACAGTGTTGCTGTAGCACCAGACATGCGCGCCCTGGTCATAGCAGCGCTGCACGTAGGTGTGCGTGTCCGACTCTAGCTCCGCGAGCAGGCGGTAGGCGGGGCGCCCCGTGAGGGCGCGTAGGCAGTGCAGCGTCAGCCCGATGTGGTCCATGTCCCGCCACTTCTTCAACAGCACCTTCCAGTCCGTGTCCTTAGCCATGTTGTCTTACCCCGTCGCGTCGCTTTCGGTGTTCTTCTTGCCAGGGACGGTCAGCATCCGGAGGCAACGGAAGTTTCCCCCCTCGACGATGCCAAGGTACCCCGCCTCGTCACAAATGACGACGGCCAGGTCGTCCGTGACTGCCAGAATCAAAGCTGGGCTGTCCACGCCGATTGGCCACGCATGGCCGGCTTCCCCGGCGACTCGCTGGACCACCCCTCCACAGAAACCCTTGGTCGTAACCATTATGCGTCCCCTCCTCCTTCTATGTACAGATCGTGCTCAACCTCGGGGCACCCGTGATCCCACTCATCTCGTAGGAACACCGTGCGCGGCAGCGGATTCACCCGCACCGGCTCACAGCGTGAGATGTTTATTTCTTCGCGGTTGTCCTCGCTCATTTCTTGCATCCTCTCGACCAACGCGGTACGCGCCTGCATACATTCATCGTAAGACTTGAACACCCTACCTTCTGTGTGCACGGGTAGGATGGAAATGAGAATAACCCATAGTAACATGAGCGTTAGCCCTTCTAGACGGTGTCGTTACTTCTTAGGGCAGGGGCAGGTGCCGCTGTTGCAGTAGCGGTGATCTTTGAACGCTACCCGGTGAAAATTGAGGAACGTCTCGGCGGTGCTGTGATACTGACCTCCTTCGCGTGGATGCCGCCACAGGTCGCGGTTACGCGGATGCATTTGGTAACCGTGCCAGATAAGCATCTTGCGCACCCACATGCCTATCTCACGTGACACGCCGTCTCGCTCAAACGTGCGCGGGCGCGGCGCCACAACAGGATCGACAATGACCTGAGCATCTTCCGGGGGTTGCAGCTTAGCGGCTTTGTCAGCTAGTTCAGTCTGCCCGCCACGACGCAAACCTTCAACGTAAGCAGCGTAGCTCATGGTGCCACCTCTCCTAACCGAGGAACTCCCGAGGCAACTGGTACTGTCGTTCCGAGGCTACTACTGAAGATGAACTACGTCAGAGACATCTACAGGTGTCAATTTTCCCAACACGGGCACCACAATAGAGTCGTCCCGTCCGCGCGGTACGTCAGGGGGAACCTTCTTCCGCAGCGCAGGCAACGCCAACCCACCCGCCACCTTATTAAATGCATGATTAGCAGGGTCCCAATGCTGCTTAGGACGGCGCTCACGACGGCTATCGTAATGTACACGGGCCGCGTCTATCCTTTCCCGCGCATCCGCGCGGTGCCCCACGTGTTCACGCGCGTTACCCACGATTAAGACCGTTCGCTGCCCAAAGCTGGGCAAATGTCAGGATGATGCGGGCCTCCTGCGGAGTCAGCTTGTTGCGCGCCTCTATTTCCGCAAACCACGCACTGAGAATCTCGTTGGGCACCAGCTTGGGATGTTCCAAAACCTCATAGCATTTCTGCGTAGTGGTGTCATACAAATCCCAATGATCGAAGAAGCTGCCCTCATCTATGCACAGCTCAAAGCGCGGCTTCGGTTTTACCTTGGGCATAACACCCCCCGGTGTATGAAGTCACAGTACGCCTTGTTGGCCCGGGACCATTTCCGCGTCTCCTTACATCCGCTGCACAATCCCTCCGGGTCCAATACAAACTGACCAGCCGTGGAATCAAAGTTGATCTGGACCAGGGACGTATTGCACACCGGGCATGGCGGTGCAGCCAGTCCGCGATAGCGCCACCTAGTCCAGAGGTCCAACGCCGGTTCTCCTACTTGCCGAAGCCACCGAGCGGCGAAATGATGCGTGTTCCGGTGATGATGCTGTGTAAGCCGAGACCCACGAAGCTCAGCGCCATCACGATGACGACAGCAGCTACGAAGATACCTAGTGCCTTGAACACGTGTCCTCCTTGTCAACCTAGGTTGACACGGCGGGGCCGATTCCCCGCCGTGCCGCACAGGAAACGCACACGACACTACCTACACCTACGCCATCACAAAAGGCATTTCGTGTAGGAGGCAGAGACATTCGCGATCATCCCCATCCGCGACGACCGCCGGGTCCCCTGCCGCGGGCATCACAGGTACGCCGAGGGTGTTACCGCCACGGCACCTGTGACCTGCATCCCCGCCCTGTAACCCCACCCGCGCCCATTCTCCCATCCTGAGTTGCGAGTGTCCCCCCTGTTACTTCCGCCGGTAGCAGAAAGCATGGGGTTTGGAGCCCCAGAGACCTCTGCGTCCCGGTACTACGTTGGTCAGGCTTTTACGTGTCACCGTAGGGTTACCGGCGACGACCCACCCTCTCTCAGTGCCCCTTTTGACAGCTTTGGGGCATCCCCTAGCCTGACAAGCGGCGCCGTACAACAGCACCGCCTCCCCAAGTCAGCGTTAGCCTCCCTCGGGGGTACCTGGCCCTGGGGTTCTGTGCATCCCGCGAGAGTATTAGTCAAGCGTGGCGCGTGAAACCCCGGCATCCAGTCACTACAGCCGTTTCCAGCCCCCGGCCTGCGTTATCCTCGTCATGTATCGACGGTACGCCGCAGAACAGCCACCGAAGTAGCCTACCGGGTGCGTACTTTGGCATCGGCGTATAACCCCACCGTCGGGTGCGTGCGCAGCCGAGCACGCCTCGGATGCGTATGGAAGGACTCGGGGGGATTCGAACCCCCAACCGCGTTTGGCGGACGCGCTTTAAGTCACCCTAGTCCTACATCAAGCCAGACCAGGAAAGTCGCGCGCAGGTGGCCCACAGAACTTGACTAGCGTTAGCCCGTCTCTGCTATACCTGCGTCCGAGCCCCGTACAACGATATCGTCCGTTACTTCCGCGGGCAATTCTACCAGTCGCGCAGGGGTTTCATGGCCCGCCTCCTTTTCCCAGGGTGCACGCCAGACACCATCCACGCCAAGTATCATGTCGACAATAGCCGGCCCCGCGCCAGATAGCCAGTCCTCAAAATTACGCGCGGCAATCACGGACTGTATCCCCAAATAACCGTAGCCAAAAGCCGCGCAATGCGACTGGCGTGAACGTAATGCAGCTTACCTGCGTATAGGGCGTCGTTCTGGGTCTCGATAGCCTGGCGCTCTTTTTCGGTGAACGTTACGGTGTAGATCACCTCACCACTGGGCGTTGAAGTGCGCTCCATGATACCCTCCCCCCTGTCTATGGTTAAGCCGCAGCCCCGCCTCACCTTTCTGCCTTACTATTACCAACGGATGGATTTGGACCACCAACCCCCGGGCTCCACGGCCCGGTGCTCTGCCATTGAGCTACGTTGGCATATTGTCGGTAAAGCGGGGCTACGACACCCTAATCTTCCATAGCCTCACGGATCATGAGGCCATCGTCGAAATTCAGCCAGTACAGCCGATGCCAGAACGTGTTGGGTATTACCAGCCGCTTGAAAGGTTTGCGCGCGGGAAGAACGGAGCACTCCTTTCTTTCCTCGCATTTCGCCGAGCGTGAGCCCGACTTGGCGGACCGAGCGGGAAGCCGGCCCGTCGCGCGCGAACCCTTCTTACCCCTCATGGTCAGCGCCCAATCCTCCATTCATCGCGAGAAAGACGCAGTCGCAGCAATCCTCCGGCCCCTCCGCGATGCACTGTTCGATCAGGTTCTGCCGGAGCTCGAACGGGAGGTTCCGCTCGTCTGTCCCCAACGACTCTGCCACTTCCGCGATAGGGCACACGAAGATTTGCTCTACCATTGGTCCCCCAACCCCGGCCCGCCGTTCATGGCGAGCCATGCGCACGTGCAGTCATTCCCGCATATGTCGATCATGTCGTGCCGTAGCTCCTCGGGTACGGCGCTTACGTGCAACCCTAGCTCGGACGCCAACCAGTCTATCGGACACGCGGCAGTTGCCATCCTCCCCTCACCTGCGGTGTTATTGTTGTACTACGCCCGTGACACACACCAGCCGTGGCCGCACAGACAGCTACCCCGTATAAAGGGCAGTTCGTGCCAAGCGCAGATACAAACAAGGGCGCCACGGGGATACCAAGCTTTAACCAAGCACGCTACACTTGGCGGGCGTCCTGGCGGCGTTTCCTCTTCTACGCCTGATCCGGCCCATGCTAATAGCGATGGCGACCGTATGTCAAGGTTGGGGGCACAGTCACTGGCCGCCCCCCGGGCGTTGTACGAGTGTTTACTCCCAATATGCCAGCACGATGGCGTGGCTGGGGTCCACGTATCCTAGAAGCCACGGATCACTGACCGGGTTGAAGGTGGAGTACATCGGCGCGGCGACCTTGAAGCACCGGAACAGCCCGGTACGGCGGGCTTCCTCATACTTCAGTAGCGCCTGATCGGGGATGTGGCCGGTGTAGGAGCCGATGTCTTCCCAATCCACGTGCCGGACGTTGAACAGCCGGAACGGAATCGTCTTCCGGATGCGGTCTCGCAACGTACCGATGTCCATGATCAGTCCGAACTGAGCTTCCGCCAGGTCCCAGCGGCCCCGCGTCTGCTGCCCGGCCAAGTCTTGGCGGATTTCCGCCACCTTCGCCCTGTCCTCCGCCGCTTCACATGGTGCCGTCTCTACCTTTAGCATCCCGCTTCCTCCTGTGAAAGAAGTTACACCACGCACGGTTGTTGTCGCCGCCCGCTTCCCCGCCCATAGCTCCATTGAACAGCCCGTTGTTGCGGCGGTTCACTTCGCTGTCACACGCCCCCCGGGTCGCGGCCATGTCTTTGTGATACCCGCACAATTCTCCAATACCACGGCTGCGGACGGGGTAGCACTCGGGGCAATCTTGTGGGCTCATAGCACCTCCCCGGATGGGATGATAATGTCCGTGATACGTGCCTCTGGAGGCAGCGGAGCTGGCGGGTCCGCGTGGTACCTCTGCTCCGCGGCAACGGCCTTGTCGAGCCAGACCAGTGCCGCGGCGTCACGGCCCTCGTACGCGTCGCGCAGGGCCATCGCGAAGTAGCACTTGGCGCGCGGGGGAAGGTCTCGCACGCCAGGCATGGTCATGAACATGGTGACCGGGATGACGGGCACCGCAACGATGTGTGGTGGCAACTGTTTCACCAGGTCGTTTCCTTCCATACAGGCTTGCCCACTTCCACCAGGTCACTGCTCCACGGGCAGCCGACAACCTTGTCCTCGGCATCTCGCGTGAAGTGCAGCATCATGCGAAAGATACTGGGCCTACTGGTCACCGTCATCGGGGCTAATTGACTACAGCCCCCGCACCGGCCAAAAGGGCGCCGCGTTAACACCGGCATGGCTTTACCCCTTTCCCCCTGTCCACGCCTCCTCATCTGCAGGGTTCAACAACGGGACGACGGGCGGGCGTGGGTCGCGCGTCCCCCCATTCTCATAGAACCGTTTCACGACGTCCGCAGACTCTCGAAACTCCACGCCACGGTCATCGTTGCCCGGATGCGGACTGCGGTACTTCTTCCCGCCCATGAGATTCTTACGCCGTCTCATGCGTACCTCCCCGGCTTACGCCGGCCGTCCGGCAAGTGACACCCGCACGTCAGCAGCGGCGGGGTGGTCCCCGCCGTGCTGCGCGTTGTATCCCAACGCTTGCGCGCCTTCCCGCGTCCATACACGCGCACCATGTCATGCCACAACGCGCCAAGATACAACGTCAGCTTTTGCCGCTCCGCCACGCTCAGCACGTTACCGCACGCACGCGTGGATGATGTCAGCCTTGACCTCGTACAGGATGTTCTTAATCTGAGCTATCTCGCCGTCGCTGAAAGCCGCGGCGACGCCCGCCGCCGACACCAGGAAGCCAAAGGCCACTCCCGCTATGAACTTTAGCATGTCTGCTCACCTCCTCCACACGAAATTCGTGTCAACCCCGGTTGACAGCTGCGGTCCTTCCGCGCAGCTGTCTGTACAACAGCGCCGGTACTCCTGGGTACGGACCCAGGCATACATCAGCACACACACGAGGATTATCGCCCCCGCGTAGTGTACCCACGTCTCGAATGGGCTACGCACCCGCACGGCTCACCTCCCGCCCGCGATCTCATCCCGCAACAGATGAGAAGGTACACAGCCATGCCGCCCGAGGAATCCAGCATACTCCACGACGATTGCTTTGTTCGGGTCGGCACCGTACATCATGTACGCGTGTAACTCGCCCACGCTGAAGGATTCCCGGCAGTCCATCCACCAGGCACCAACGGTTGCGCCGTGTGCCCATCCGATGTGGAACGCCGACGAGCCTGCGCGCCACTGCGAGACCAGCACATTCTCCGCGATGACCGGCGGCTCATCACCGGCACACGCGATGCTGGCGAGGACAAATATCGCGACAAGCGCGGCCAGTCCCGCCACTACCACAAGTGTTAAACGCTCCGGTTTCATATGCTCTCACCTCCCCCCTCCCAGGTGCAATAGCCCGTAGTGTGCGGCCCCAGGTGCTCTATTTCCTTGGTGCAAATGCTGCCGTGCTCGCACTCCACCGAACAAAACCCCAACCTACGCCTCATCTCCGCGAAGATGGGGTGGCGGAGAATATGCCCCAATATCTCCTCCGTGGCGCCCTCGTCTGGATCGTAGTCATCCATCATGGACTCCTCAGATGACGATGGAACCAGTCGTCAACCAGCCTAACCGCGAGCGGAAACGCGCGCCCCGATGGGCTATAGTACCAGATGGCAAGGATGGGGTAGTACCCCAACGCCGCACAAGACACGGGATACAAGCCACTATGTTCACGTAAGAGGCGTACCGCGGCGAAGCGGCCACGTAACGCAGCCCCACGCGACGCGTGTTCACAATGATGTGGGCACAGTAGCGACATAGGTCAAGAGGCGGGGGCCGTAGCGGGTTTGTCATCATCGCCATGTTGTGCCCCTCCCGTGGCCGCCGGGTGATTGTTCGGCGGCGCCTGATGCCGTGGACACCACGTGTAGTAAGGGAGCAAACAATGCGTCGTGCCTGCATAACACGCGCATGTCCACTCCTTCCTACACGCCGTGTGGATACAGAAGTGCGCCTTCACGCACGCACGTACGCCAACAACCTGCGCCACCAAGACGCACGCTGCAACGCCTCTCGTTCCAACACGTGCAACCGTTCACGCACGAAGGAGATTGTCCCGTGTAAATCCTTGTCGGTCATCCCGCGGACGGCCTCAGCCTCACGCGCGAGCCACGAGGCGTCTACGCCCTGCGGTATGTGCGTGACCGTGGCGGGCACCTGTGCCGACAACGCACATTTGCCCCTATGCGTGAATACCACCCACGTCACACGCCGTCCACGACCGCCAGCAGCAGTCGTGCCTCCTTCACCCGCTGATGCGAGACAGCCCGCTGCTCATACACCCGTTTCTTGGCGCGGTAATCCGCGCACAGGTCCTGCCGTTCAACGCGCGACAAGCCTGACGCCTTGAGGGCGCCATTCAACGCCCAACAACGTGCCGCCTCACGGCTGTACTTGTCCTTCGGGTTATACTTCACCGAAAAGACAACAGCGTCGGGCACGGTGCACGGTCCCTTGGTATCTGTGCGTTCGCACAGTCCTGGGTGGACGGTGCACGTCGTGCCTGGACCCGGCGGGTAAAGGCCCGTCGGGTGCGGCATGTCGGGGACGTGGTGCCAGTGCGCGCTGTACAACGTTCCATCCGGCGCGTCTAGCCTCAAAAGCGTTTCCCCCTGATACTGAGCACGTAGGTGCAATGCGCGACGTTGCTGGCCTTGCCGCTGCCGTAGACGACGTGGACCAGCAGGAATCCCGCGTCATCCAAAGATACGGGTGGCTCGATAGTGACCGAAGAAACTGCACCGTGCTTGGTGCGGAGGAGCCGATGGGAGGCGGGGAGCAGCTGGTCCAGCGTCAGGCGAAACTTGTGGGCTACGTCAGCGCGCGTACGGATCTCGATAGCTTGCGTCACCTCTTCTCACCTCCCGCCCGTGAAAAGACGTGCTACCGCGTCAACCGGGGTTTACGTCAAAGGCGCCTCAGTTAAGCCACGCCTTCGCCTGCGGCGAATTAGCCACGACGACCGCGGCCGCGTGCAAGTGTGGTATCAACATGCGCGCCAGCCGACGGTGACATGCAGTATCTCCGCACACAGGATCGCCACATTCCTGTACGGCACAGCCGCACACGAAACACGCGCAACACACGCAAGGCTCCACAGCCTCACCCGCTTTCCGCGTCAGGGAAGCACGGTCCCGCGTGTGTCCAGGGCTTCCCGCAGCCGGTTACGTGGCATTTGGGCACGTGACAACTGCACGTGCATTCGTAGGTGTGCGGATCGTGCGCGTCACCTTCGCTGCGGCCAATGCACACGTCGTGCTGCCCATCCTTACAACGCTGGGTCAGTTGCCTGTGTACCTGCATCTTCAACGCCATACTGTCTCACCACCTTTCCGTGTCAACCTGGGTTGACGTTATTCAGGCTCCCGAGACAACGGCGTCCAACGACATACACAGGGAATCCGCCGCGGGCGTCCTGGACAGCAGCTGCACCCGCAATACCACACCCACATCCGGGTGTACCGCAAGAGGTACCACCGAATTGGAGCCGTGGCTATTGCCGGCATACTTTGTCACCGCGAGGGATTCCCGCTTCGGCCACCGCAATGTCAAGCACCAACCGGCGCGCCCCCAACGGCGGATGCGCCAATTCCCAGGCAATCGTGCGCCCAACCTCGCTCGTGGTTATCACCGTGCGATTCAATTCCACGCCAATGCCGTCCGGATTCAAGCCTTCGGCGTTATACCAACGACCGCGCAGCGCCACGCTGATACGCTTTTGCGCCATCGCGCCTCACCGCCTTCCGGTGTCAACCCGGGTTGACACTGACGCGCTGCGTCAAAGATGGACAACACGAAAAGGGCATACCACGGCCCCACACCGAGGCCATGGTACACCCCACCACGTCATACAACAACACGATACAACAACAACATGGCAAGCTGGCCCCACCCTACTGCCAGTGCCAGCCCGGCGCCTACAAACGCACGTGCGCCCCCGCACGCGCAAGCACCGTGCTATCCCACGCCCACGCCGCCCTTAGACGGCGACGTCCAGAAGGTCAGCGGCCCGGATTAACCACTCGATCAGCGGCCCGGGCTTACCGTGCGCCACCCACGAAAGGTAACGCTCATACAACTCGTCGTCCCGTACATGCGCCACATCGGCGCCGTATCTCCAGCGAAGGCTAGGAACGACGTCCTGCCGATCACCGAGCGGCAACGTACTCACCTCATTCCCGCGCGGATACACACCCTACTTACACCCCCAACCGAAACAAAGGCGGTTTGGGCGCGTGGCCCGACTTTAACGGGCCGCATCTCTAAGGTACCAAGTATGGCGAAGGTGTATCCGCGCTAACGGTGGTACCGTATGTGGTGGCACGCGCGTCCAACCGAAGGGTCCGCACGGCCCGACTTAAACGGGCAGCAAGGCCAAACAGGGGTGCGGGTCTTCAGACCCACTATTGTTTGCGCTGTGGCGTGCGGTTAGTCGTCAACCCGGGTTGACACGCAAACGGTTCATGCACTCTTGAGACGGTACGGCCCCGCGCGTGAGCCGCGCCGGGACGACTAGCTCGTTTTCTCCGTTTTGGGCGTGGGCACCAGCTTCATGCACAGCGCCGCGAGCCGCTCCGCCTGAGCCTGCGTCAAGCTGATACCCTTTTTGGGGGCATTCTTGAGTAGGCCGTCCATGCTGCCCATGAAGGCGAACTTGTTGGCGAAGATGCTCATTTTGTTGCTTTCGTGACGATGGGTGGTCGGATTCCACTTCAGCGCCACGATCGACAAGGCTTCCGCCCGTGCCTCGGCGGAGCTGCGTAGCTTGTCGTTGTGCTCCTGGTTCTGCGGATCGTCGGCGTTTTCGACTACCGGCTTGACGGCGTTGCGCCACGCGACATGCGTGGTACTCAGCCAGACACCGGCTTGCAGCATGGCAATCGGATCGCCATACGCGGCGCCACCGACGAGGACAAATCCCTTCTCCACCCACGTGCGGGTGACTTCGGGAAGGGTGAGACGCTGCGCGTCTGTCAGCTGATCGTTGAGGGCCGGGAAGTACACGCCTTCCTTCGCGACGCTAGTCCATGCCTGCTTGTGCAGGATGCAACTGGCGATGCGCGCAAGCTGGATGTACCGATTGACCCGCTGCCGGTACCCGCTGCTGACCAGCGGCTTGGGCTCTTTCGGGGCACGCTTCGATGACGCCACGTACAACTCTTGGGTCTCGGGGTTGGTACCAGCCACGTACCGAGTCCCTTCGATTTGGGGGTTGACGTTTTGGTCGATTGTGCCGTAGAACAGAGCGGCCAGCCGTTTCGCCAGAGTGGCGGCGCCTTCCTTGTAGATTGCGAAGAACTCCGCCAGATCAGCCACGATGGGGGCGGCCAAGTTCTGAGCGTGCGACGTGTCGCTTACGCGGTCAGCCGCGATGTTCTTACCGAGCCGCTGCTCGATGAGCGCAAGGGCGGATGCCTGCTCTTCGATACGTTTGGCCTGCTCGTCGATGGCCGGAGCCTGTACGTGTGGCCCGGGCGACGTGTCAACCACCGGCGCCGCGGTCGGCGTCTGCGGTGGCGCAACATCGTCCACGACGACACTGCCGGGCGTGTTAGACTCTTGGGTGGTATTAATGGCGTACCTCGCGTTTCGGGTGAGATGTTACCCCGTGCGCGCCAGCCGCGTATGCTGCCGGCTGGTGCCGCGAGGGCCGCACCGCCTCAAGAGAGCACGAACCGCTTACGTTTGTACGGGGTTTCACCCGAACGAACCCACCACGTTTTCGTGTCAACCCGGGTTGACGTCTTCCCAACGCCACGTGAGGGTGACAGGGATACCGTCCACATGGATTGTGTGTAGCGCGTACTTACCGGCAGGTACTGCGCGCTGCTGTGTGCTGACGGTGGGACTGTGCGACTGACACATGTGAGGCAGCGGTCTCATGTGTAACCGCCGCCGCTCCGCGTGCTCGCCGCCGCAGTTACAAGGCCAGTCGTGATACCAGACCGAGCCGGGAAGGAATACTAGGTCACTCATCGCGGCATACCACACAGCCGGGACACGGCTGATGGGCGAACCGCGTGCGCGCGAGCACGAGGGCCGCGGTAAGACGTCCGGGGTATGCGCGCGACAGAATGTCGTCGCGTAACTGGCCGGCCGTCCTACCGATTCCTAGGCGCCGCGCGCGGGTAACGATGTTCCTTACCGGAATGCCGTTACCGCGCCGCGTCTGCATTGTCGGGAATATCCGCACGGGCGAAACCCCTTTCCGGGCCCGCCCGGGCGAAACCCCGGACAAACGCTGCCAACGGGGAATAGCCCGTTGGACTACGCACCTATGTGCTCAGTGTCACCGGATGCGCGCTGAGTCCAGGGCCGGGATTCTGACGGTAGCGTGGGACTGTGCCGGGGTCGTTAGTCCCCGCGGCCCACGCCGCGTCTGTCGCCGTAGCCCCCACGCGCGCGGTACTTTGTCCTACCACGCGCGCGGCGCATCCGACGTACTACCGTGCTTTGCATCATTGCTCTGGCGTGCGCTGCGGGTTTGTCCCGTGACATTTTGTGTCACCGTCCGCCCGCCTGCCTCACCGGGTGTCAACCCGGGTTGACAGGACTGCCGCGCCGAGCCTACCGTCCGTTTGTTACATAAATGCTCTGGCGGCCAAACACCCCAACGCCTGTGTACTAAACATGTGTTGAGTAGTATGCCCGCGTGTCACATTGGCACAACTGTCAACCTGGGTTGACACATGGGCGTGTCAATCTGTCCCATACCCTTCGGGCCCACATGGGTTGACTAGGCCCACACGTGTTGACTAAACATGTGTTTAGGGGTCCTCCGACGTTCGAGAGCCGCGGCCGCGCGCGCATGCCTGAAAATCGAGTATGTGACCCAGAAAGGGACCCCCGAATATTTTAAATTTTAGGTACCTTTGCAGGTCATGCCTTTTCTCCTGATTTATTAAGCATTTACAATACACTGTTTTGCTTAATAAATTCGCGGGGTTGCAGGCCGACACTCGTTTTATGTCGGCGGACACCCCCCTTGTCAAGTTTATTTTATTTTGTGGCATTTTGCTTACAGCCATTGAGTTTACAGCGCACTTTTGGGGCACTTTTCAGGGTCTTCTTGAAAAAGGTGTGGTATAATAGGGACAGTAAAGCAAGAAAAGAGGAAGCCGGTAGCAGTGCTGACCGTGGTAGTCCTGACAGTCACCTGAAACCGGTCCTTTCGGACCGGCGGTACGCGGAAGATACCGCGGAACAACGATACCAGCGAAAGGGGTAAAGCCCGCACGTATAGCACGCACGCCGCTGAGCTGCCCGCCCGGGGGGTTTGTCATGTATGTAGTTGATTTACCTCTGAGCTGGCGTTCGGCCTGAACGAAGTTCGGCATGACGATTAACGAAATAGATGCTAAGATACCCCAGGTCCGGCGTTTGCTCAGACAGGGCAGGCGACAGGCAGCTTGGGAGCTGGTAACCCCGCACATACCCCCCCACAGCCCCCTAAACGGCCTCTTAAAACGCTTCCAACGTGAATTAAAGTTACTGGAAGTGCCCCGAAAAGGGCCTTCCGCAAGCCTCCCTCCCCCGCGGGAATGGGTCCCCCGTACCCGTCCTGCGAAGCGGTGCCGGTGCGGCAACCCCCTTCCGCACCGGGACCGGATCTCTCGGCGTCACCACATGTTTATCATGCGCCAGATAGGTCAGGCCCGGTGGCGCTGGCATGATACCACCCCCGAACAGCGTCGCCTCGCCACGGAGCCTGCTCGGGCTGCCCTTCAGCGGAAACGGGAAGGCGTTGTTTTACAAGCAGTTCACCCACGATTGGTCAAACTCCTAGGAAGACAGGGCGCGCTTGGTTTACAAGGACGCGGATAGGATGTATTGTCCCAACTGCGGACGGGTCTACAACGGTTTGTATTGCCAATATTGTGCTGAGGACTACTTCCAGGAATAACATTGAAGGACTCACCCCAGGTTGAGGCATATGACTCCCTAAGGTTTGGTAGGGACTTAGCCGGCTCCCCCTATGGAAGCGCAGCCGGCCCCATGGCGAAGTATGTCTACATGATACACCATGGGCAAACGGCCCTGAAAGAGAAGCTACACGGCCTCCAGAATGAGCCTTTGGACGCCGCCGGGAGGGGGCAAGCCGAGAAGGTGGGTGAGCTTCTCGCTGATGTACCCCTCCTACATATCTTTTCCAGTGATCTCAGGCGTTCCCACGAGACATCGGACATAATCTCCCAGGTAAATCCGGGACATCCTGGGGTGCAGGTCCTACCCTCCCTCCGTCCATGGAATCTGGGGGATGTCGCCGGTCAAAAGCTGGACGCCGCTTTCAAGAAGCTCCTTGATTATTACCAACATCAGGAGCCTGATACCCCCTTCCCCACCGAAGGTGGGGAGCCCTGGAACAGCTACATGGCCCGCTTCATGCCCATGCTCAAGACACTCTTTGACGGGGCCGTGAAGCTAAAGCAACAGGGCGTGCTTGGCCTCGTTGGACACTCCCACGGCATGCGGGTTGCGGATGCCTGGGTTAAGGCCGGCGCCCCGGCCAACTTGTCCCTCCCCGCGTCTTTCCACATCAGCGCGGAGCACCCCGCCGCCCCGGATCACCCCTTGAAGTTCGCGTGGGACGGGAACAATTGGGCTGAGGAGGCCCTGCAACAGCATGGCAATCGGGGGGCTTAACGCCTGGGTAGGTGGCGCGCAGGGGGACCATGGCTGGTCCTCCGGGACCCTCCAAGTCAATCCGACGGATGGGACGGTCCTCGCCAGCATCAGCGGGCTTACGGGTGGCAAGTACATGTTCGCCACGTCCGGCTTTGGCACGGCGGGCTGGACATACGACATCCAGCTACAGGACGTCAACAATACCGTAGTCCAGACACAGCGCCGTAACCCGGGCACCGGGACAGACGACTTCTTGTTCCCCAACAAGGTCAGTTGCCTGGCCGATTATCAGCTCAAGCTGATTCTGCGGGGGGGCATAACGGGTACCGTGCAAATGTCTATCTTCTTCCAGGAGGTGGGATGAAGCGCCTTTGGGCCTATATAAAGGACTGGCTGGACCTACAGCATCCGGTCATATGGCCAGAGAACATATGGACCGCTCCCGCGGTTCTGCCCCTAGTGTCGCTAGACTGCGGCCATACCCATTGGTCCTACGCCATCAGTCATACAGGTAAAACCCAGTGTAGAGACTGTTACGAGAAGCGGTAAGTGCCGTCCCACGTCCAGACGCAGTTCACCACCGCATCGTCTGTTACATCGGTCTCACTCGTTATGACGGCGACAGCTGGGAATGCGGTAATCGCTAGCTTGCTCCTCTATTTTACCAACGGGGGTGTGACCAATACCGGGGGTTCTCTAACTCAGACCTTCACGGCGGAACCCGCCGGCGGCCTCATTTTTTACCAATTCGCCAACTATAACGTTGGCGCCGGGTCTATCACATACTCATTTTCTTGGACAAGCTCGAACTCCGTAAGTCTGTTTCTCACGGAGGTCAGCGGTCTTAAGACAAGTGCGGCTTTCGACACGAACTCGGCGGGAGGAACCGTCAGTGCGGGGACAAGCGTTGTATGCGGTTCAGCGACACCGGCGGCAGCGAATGACTTCTCTATTGCCCTACTGCACTTGGATGGCAGTGTACCAAACAACAGTTCTGAGACCATTGATAACAGCTTCACCGTCCCGACGAACGGGGACCAGAACCTTTCTGGTAACACCCTCAGATGCGCACTCGCCTTCAAGGTAATATCGGCTGCTGTCAATCCGACGTGGAGCTGGACAGGTAGCGCGGATGCGGCGGCTATCCAAGGATTGTACCTGGCGTCAGCCGCCGTAGCATTTACGCCCGACGAGGACTTCTTCATCCCGCAGGTTTTCGTGCCGGAGACCCACGTAAGTGTCTGGTGAAATCCTTCCTGACACACGCGGGCATACGGGCGCCAAGAGACACTGGTTCCTTGGCAACACCGTCCCCACCTTCTGTGCTAACTGTCAGGCGCAGGGGCCGTACGTGGCCGAGGAGAATTGCACCTTCGCCTTTTGGCTGTGCAATAACTGTTTCGAGAAGTGGGGCCCCATCGCCGCGACCATGATTTTGCCAGACGAAGCATTGGCGATCGACAAAGGAGACGCATAGATGCCATTCGTTTACACCGATATCCCCGCGGCTGCGGAGTCAACTACAGCGGCGGGCGTAATGTACACCACCAATGCTGCGGGTGGCACACTTACTGACCATGCGCGGTTTCTCACTGCCGCGGGCCGTCAGGCTATTATCCGGGCATGCTATTTGACGGGCCGGGCCAACGCCGCGACTACTATCACGGGTATCTCAGTGCGCATCATTCGTCTCGCTACCGCCTCAACGGCGGGCACGGTTGGATCCAGTCGTCCGCGGGACCCTGGCGCACCGGCTGCTACCGTGACCTTCAACACGGCGCCCACGATTGGTACCACGGCGACGCTACAGCAAGCGTTTGGTTGCGGCAAGGCGGGTCCGGGGGGATGGGTAGCACAGGACCCGGATTCAGGAATCCTGCTTGCGCCCGGCGGCGGAGCCAATGGTAACGCCGACGTAGTCAGTGGCGCGCAGGAAGCTTCGCTGAACTTCGACGCCACGCTAGAGCATATTGAGTAATTCGTGATTCTGTACTGGTGGGTTGGCGATGAAGAGGTCGTCAAACCTGTTAACCTTGATGAGGAAATCCCCCTCTCCTGGCTCCCCACGCCGGTACAATACACCGTTCCGTTTCCCCCCGTTTTTTGGCACCAGGATGACGTTGTACGTCTCGTCAGCCTCGACGAGGAAATACCGCTTTCCTGGTTTCCCGCACCGGTACGTTACCTTGTACCAAACCCGCCCGTTTGGTGGCACGAAGATGAGGTCCAGCCGTTCATCCCCGTCAGTGGCACGAATCGCCGTAGCCCCGCCGCGCAGTGGATGCGCCGGCTGGAATTACTCGGTCTGAGAGGAAACTTCAACGCCTAACGCCGCACCCGAACCTAGTATCCGCGCCTACGATACCATGCGGGGGGACCGCGTGCTGGACCAGCCTTGGTTTGGCAGCAGTCGTCCCTACCAGGATCCCTTGGACTTCCTGATACGGGCCTATCACGCGGCTAGCAGCGTCCCCCCAGGCATGAAGGAAGGCGTCATGCAAGGCGATCCTAAGGTCATGGCTATGATGGAGGCAGCATCGCCTGGGCTGACGCGCTTCATACAACGTATTCCTGGCATATTCAATTTTTCTACATACAAGAATTCATTAGAGGCGGGGGCTACACAACTGCGCAAATTTGTGGACAGGGCTCCTCTTAACAGAAATGTTGACATTAGGGTTAGCACCACCGGCCCAGGTAGGCTGAAGGGGCTTCCTCAGGACGTAGAGGACCTCATCACAATGGCGCATGAGGGATTACACGGCGCCTATTATCAGAAGCCCAATGCCACAGGATATCCTCCCGAGAAACATATTTCAGATATGTATAACCATTTTGTGGAAAGGTTTCCTCACCTGAAGGCTTTCGCGAAATGGAATGAGATGCATGGATTTCCGGAAGCACAGGCGCAAGCAGAAGCCATTGTTGAAGGCATGGCCCACAGCACCGTGAAGGGGACATTAGGTAGGTCCCCAGTTGCGGGGCCCTTTCCGTATGATACATCCTGGGATCCATCAATTATTGACCGGATGTCCGAGATGAAAATGCCACGCCCAGGTTCTCCGCTATTCCGCATGAATCCGCCAAACGACCCCTACGAGAACTTTAAGACGCTGGCCGGCGCCAAGCGCAGCGCGGAAGGCGGACATTTTAACCCGGCCACTGCTAAACAGGTGATGATGGATCCGCACTCAAGTGAGCCATACCCGGGCGTGGCGGGTAGTGACCGGACCCCAATAAGGACCTGGCAGGCTCCGGTCTCTGATTTGCAGGCGCAGATCGTAACGGGGCGACAGCCCTTTAAATTCCCTGTAGAACTGGGGGGAGGTAGGCATCCTGATCATTGGGATCGGTACCAGGGACAAATACTGGGCACTAATTTAGGTCCTCCCGATTATGCGAGTCCTATGTATAGTGCCATGTCACCAATGGCAGGTCCTAGTGTAAATTGGCCGTGGGCCACGGGCCGTGAAATCATCAAAGACTTCCTATGGGGCGCGAGCCCCTCGGGCGCGCTGCGACCACCCTCTGCCGGGAGATCCGGCATCCACGGTGTGATAGATTTTGGACCCTCTACCCCCCAGCCCTAACGTACCGGACGTTCCCACCCAGGAACAGCTTGGCAGCCTCATGTCTGCCTTGAAATGGGTAGGCACGCCCCATCAGCTGCCTGAGTTTGCGGACCCGGGCCGCGGGGCCTTTTGGATGGGCACGCCTCCCGGCACACCTGGGAAGGAGCCGCATCCCGGCCTACTTGAGTTCAGCCCCCTTCTGGGCATGATGCCTGGTGCGTCCTCGGCAGGCGCGGCGGGGGAGGCAGCGCCCCGCATCCCACGCCGTGTGCAGCTCACGAATCTTGCCAACCAAGCCAAGGGGGGCGACGAATCCGCGTTTAACCAACTGTTTAACATGCTGAGCGGGACCGCGCAACGGTTGGCGACACGTTATACCGGCGGTGAGAAGTATACGGGGCGTATGTTAGCTCCCGAAGGGCGCACTGGGGAAATTGTCCCCGAGGTTAATCAGCCATCCGCTTATCACGATGCTCTCAGTGCCGCCAATGAACGTATATGGTCAGCACTACAGTCCTTTGACCCCACCAAGGGTGCATTCGGGCCGCATTACTTCCACCAGGCCCGCCAAGGAGCGCGCCGGGCGGCGACTACCGCCACAGACATCGCCCCAGTCAGTGAAGACGTCAAGGTGTTAATGCGCCGGATCGAGGCGTGGCAGGACAAGATGGAGGCAGGTACGGCATTGAAACAAGGGTATCCGTATCGGCCTTCGTTGGATCTCGCCTTTAAACACCTTAAAATTCATCCGGTAGACGCCCAAATGGTCCGGGATGCTTACGCATCTCCTGGTCACACCGGCGCCGGCGTGATCCGTCTAGACCAGCCAATTGATACGCGTGGTAGTACATCTGCGCAAGCCCCATTGGAGGAAATAGTAAGCCGTGACGCGCCAGGTACTCACCGAACAGAAGCTGCAGAGTCGGCCGAAGCGCGCACTCCTGGTATGACAGCTGGGCCTGAACAGGAGCGCCGTCTCAGCAGCGCGCATTCCGCGCTTCGTCAGGCGCAGCGCGAGTTCCAACGCGACAACGAACGGGATTGGGACATATATAACCGCTGGTTCAACGGTGAAACCATGCGCCAAATTGGGGACGTGCATGGTGTAGGCAAGTCGCAGATACAGCGTATCATAGAGAAGACCGAAGCTACCTTGGCCAAACGGGCCCGAGAGCTCGCGGGGGAGACCGATCCACGCACGCCCCGCCAGCAGGCGGGCGCCTCCCGCCCACGTGCCGCCGCGCAGCAGCAGGCCTGGGAGACACCAGAGACCGGAGAGATCCCGCCCGGGTTGCCCCGCCTTAGCGGCGGCAGTGATAGACCTGAATCCTCTGGTAGCTTCCGTGGGCCCCTGTCCCCGGGACAGCGCCACGATTTAGAACAGGCTAATCGTGTTGGCTCGAAAATTGGAGGGGGTTCGCAGCCATACAATGCGGCGGAAATCGCCCCACAATTGCAACCACAACGATTTCCAGGCGCGGTGTTTTCTCGTGATTTGAATATACGTTACCCCTACAACGAGAAAGTTGCTAAACCTTTTAACGACCCGCGAGGTTTTTGGCTGTTCCTGAAATCACTAATGGGGAATTATGGCATTTGAAATACTGTTGGGATTCATGACAAGTGCATGGCTATTTACATTGGCTGGCGTGGCATATGGAGGATGGCGGTATGCTTACCTACCTTTTCGTGCCTTGCGTGCTGATATTACCACCCTTGCCAGAGAAGTGGACGCTTTGAAGAAGGAAGTGGGGCTGCGGAAGGTGGCCGATATGAGCGACGTGGAACAGGCGCGCCGGGAACGTGCGGCCCGCTGGAACTTCACGGCACCGCCCGTGGGGACTGACCGTGCCACGTAAGAAAGACCTCACCGTCGCGGGTATGTTCAGTGATGTCCCCAAAGTGATTCGTAAGAAGGGGCGCGTGGCAGGTTTCACACACCTCCGTGACCGCATCCTGGACAAATGGGAAATCCTCGCCGCCAAGGCGAATGCCTATAGCTTGCTAAAACTGGCTATTGAGGCGGACCGCCATGCTATGTTCGCGCAGGTGGCCGAGACTAAGGCGAAGGACAGTTACGATACCGAGCTGTACCGAGGTTTGTCTGATTACCTAGCAGGGAAGGTGGACGCGGCTCCTGACGCGACCGGCAAGTACGCCGAAATCCGAAACACGGGCCCCCTGAACATACATCCCTCCGATGAGGCCCTTGAGGAGCTAAGCGCTCCAGAAGAGGAACATTCACAACATGGCGAACAAGTGCCGAGCGAACCAGTTGGCGCGTGAACATGCCGGGGCTTTTGTCCCCGGGAAGTGCCAAGCAGGTTTTGACTTTCTGCTCAGTCCCGTAACTACCCACCTTCGCGAGAATGAGCCCGAGGGCAATGACCGCGGGAGTGAGGCCAATCCATTGCTGTTGCGTCGTACTGACACCAGTATTGATGACGACTAACGCATGGCTATTACTACCCTCCCTCTTGCTGTACCATCTGGTTATAGTCAATACCAGGATACGAACGTAGGCGCCACTGTCAACACCATCAAGGCGACGGGCGCCACGTTATTCAGTATGGTGATTGACAATACCAGCAATACGGCGATTACGTACGTGAAGTTCTTCTTTGTCGCGGCGGGTTCGGTGACGCTGGGTACGACGGGGCCGGACTGGATTGTGCCAATCCCCTCCAGTAAGAAGATTACGGTGCCCCTGCCCGACGGTCCTGCCTATCCCACGGCGCTGTCCTACGCGGCTGTGACTACCAATGGCACGGCGGGCACCACGGCGCCCACCAACCCGGTGGTGCTGACGGTACTGTATACGTAAGTATGACCCGCTCGGAGCGGTATCGGCGGTTCATGGAGCAACTCCGGATCCGTACGGAGGAGGGCACCATCGCCCCGTTGAAGTTCACCGAGTCCCAGGAAATCCTTTGGGATGAGGTAGCCCCCGATCTTGATACCGGGGAGCGGCTGTGGTACATCGTCCTCAAGGGACGTCAGGTCTACGCAACCACATTCTTTGAAGCATTGGGCTTTACCCGAACCCTCGAAAAGCCCAACACCAACAGCCTTGTCATTGCGCAAGACCTTGACAGCGCGGTTGAGATCTTTGACATGGTCAAGAGATTCTACGATTTCCTTGCCATGCCGAAGCTTGAGGCGGCCCGTGTACGCGAAGTTATCCTCCCCATCCCGGGAGGAAACAGCAACTTCAAGGTTGTGTCCGCGGGAACGGCCGCAAAGGGCCGGGGCACGACCAAATCTGTGCTGCACTGCAGCGAGGTGGCCTTCTGGGAACACCCCGAGGTGCTGCTAGGCCTCAGCCAAGCGTTGCCTGACCTACCGAACACAATGTGGGTCCTTGAGTCAACCGCCAACGGTATGATCGGCCACGGTGAGATGTTCTATAGACAGTGGAAGGACGCCCAAAGCGGCCTTAGCAAAATGAAACCTATATTCATCCCCTGGTACGTCATGAACAAGTACCGGGAGGATCCGGGGGTGCCGGAGGAAGAATGGGACGAGGAAGAAAAGATGTTGATGGAGAGCTGCAACCATCTTGGCCTGGACGAGAGGAGTCTGAGATGGAGGCGGAACATTATCGTGACGAAGTGTCAAGGCTTCGTCGAGAAGTTCCATCAAGAGTACCCTTCAACCCCATCCGAGGCCTTCATCAGTACCGGCTTACCCGCTTTCGACCCACTAGCAATCCTGTACCAGGAGAAGTATCTTTGCCGTCCCCGCGTACGGGGGACCTTCGGCTCCCGGGGACAGTTCCTCCCACGTTCTGATGGAGAGGTATTCATATGGAAATCCCCGCAAGAGGGGCACGACTATGCGATTGGTGTGGACACCGCGGAGGGCTTGAAGGGCGGGGACTTTGCGTGTGCCCAGGTCATCGACATGAACGATCTGGAACAGGTAGCTTTGATACATGGCCTCATCCAGCCTTTCGAATTCAGCCGGATCCTGAATCACCTGGGGCGCCTATACAAGGGTGCCATGCTAAATATTGAGATCGCCAGCGCCGGTATCGCCGTGCAAGACTACATGCTGCGCGTGTGGAATTACCCCCGGTACCATCCGTGGCGCGGGAAGCCCGACCGGGCAGCGCCCACGCAAATGCGCCTATTTGGGTGGAGTACCAATGTCCACAGCCGGCCGCTACTTATCGAGAGTGGCAGGCGCGCCATAAACAACCGCCTCATCACGTTGCACGACCGTAGTACCGTCGACGAAATCACGCATTTCTCCCGCCAAGACGACGGGAAATACGCCGCTACTGCTGGCCACGATGACCGCGTCATGGCCCTGCTTCTCGCGCTACGGAGCCGCGAGGAGAACTTCACGCCCATCAGCCGCCTCGTCATAAGTTCAGGGGCCGTCACGGACCTGGACGTACGCGGGGTGCGGACGGTGGACGTGTTGGAAGCCGAGCGCGTCGGCCTCCGCCGAGTCCATCAGGACATTAAGAAAAAGGCCCGAGAGGCCGTTAAACACTTTTGGATGTAGTCAACGATACCTTGTAGTTAGGAGATAATATGCCAAAACCATATCCGGTCAGTGGACAAGTATTTGTCCCGGCCATTGCCGTGGCTCCGTCTGGCGTCAACGGGGGCGTCGTTATCGGCACTTACAGCAACGTTAACTTGACGCCCGCGGTTACGGGCAATGCGATTTTGGACAGCTATGTCCTACCTGCGTTCGCCCTGGATCGTCCAGGAACTGGACTGTATATCACTGCCTTTGCAACCACGGCGGCGAATGTCAATAGCAAGACGCTGGCCATCAACTTCGCCGGTACGGGTGCAGTAGGTGTCGCGCCTGTGAATGGAACCGTCATTGTCACACAGGCAACTACTGCCTCCGGTGCCTCATTGCTGGTCGAGGTGTGGGTCTTCAAGACGGCTGCCAGTGCGCAGACGTACGCAGGCTATGGTACCGCTGGCGCCGCGCTTGCCGCGCCCACTACGGGTACCCTCAGCGTAGCCGACACCGGCGGCATTCAGGTTAACCTGGTTATGAACAATGCTACGGCCGCTGGCGACAGCACCGTGCAGTTCTGGCAGATTCAGTACCTTGGCTAGACGGTATTACGAGCCCCGGTGTGTCTCCGCTGATCCCGACGGAAATCCCTGCGGCGCCCGCCTGGACGCCGTTGGGGAGCGGGATCCCTCCTTCGGACCTAACTACCGCCCTGGCATGTGGGTCTTCAGGTGCCGGCGTTGCGGCGCGGTCCGCGCCATTGAGAAGGAATTGCTGGGGCGGTACCTGGAGCGTGTATGAGCGAAGAAACCTATGTGAGACCCGGAGTCTCGGGAGCAAAAGTTAATGCCAACGCCGAAAATTGGACGTGCGCGTATCCCGGCTGCACCACAGGCGGAAGCCTCCAGCAACGAGTCGGCCCCGTCTACTACCGCCATCCCTGCTATGGACACGGGCGAGACTACACTCCGGGAAAGGTCGTGGGGATCTATTATATTTGCGGAGCCCACTACAAACAGTTCTTCACTGAGCATGGACTTGGCGGAGACCCCGAGTGGCTACGTAGGGCACAGCTCTCGGACGATTACGCCAGAACAGCTACAGTCACTCCCGCCGAAGGTGCAAAAGGTTTTAGCGACGCTCTCAAGCGGAAGGGGTGACACCCCCTCGCAGGTCATCGACACCATTTGTGTATGGATGGTGGAGAATGACATGCCTGCCCAGTACCTGCCGCTTACGGAGGCCCTGGTGTTCTACGTTGATAACTACTTCCTGGACGTCTAAACTTGGCGAATCTGGCAACGCAAGATTATCCCGCGCGTAGCGAGGGGCAGGCTAACGTCGAAGACGTTAAGCGTGCCACAACGGAGCGGGAGCTGTGGGAATGGCTTGACAGCCTCACCGACCATGCCGACCGCGTGCGCGTGGAAGAGGCCAAGTTCGAGCAGTTCGACCGGTACATGGACATGTACTACGGTCACCACTGGCCCGAAACTATGCCTTCCTTCCGGCCGCCGGTGGTTGTTAATGAGCTGCGCACGCTGATCTTGAACGAAGCCAGTGATCTCATTGACGCTACGCCGCGTATCTATGTCATGCGTGACCCCACCAACGGCCAGCGCGACGAGGATGTAGAACGGGCCCTGCGCGCCATATGGGTACGTGAAGAAGTTGATCTGAAGGTTATGAACGCCATTTGCTGGGCGCTGATTCTCGGCACCGGCTTTTTGCGTGTTCAGTGGGACCCGGACGCGGCCAACGGCCTGGGTGACGTCATTGTCAACGACGTCGATCCACGCTTCGTTTTGCCTGACCCCGACGCGGTGGACGATCACAAGTGGGCCTACGTAATCGTCGAAAGCTTCACCGACATCTCTGAGGTCCGCCGGCTATTCCCGGTCAGCGGCATGAAGGTCAAGCCCGAGGACAAGTGGAGCATCCGCGACAAACGGCGCGATGTCCCGGGTACCGTGGGCAGCGCAGGCTTCTACAGCGGCCCCATGAGCAACCAGGCGAGCCTGCTGGGCAAGGAGCTGGAAGGGTTCAAGAAAGCACGGGCGCGCGTGCTGGACTGTGTTATCCGTGACGATCGGACCGATATCAAGGTTACGGAGGTCAAGGGACCCGATGGCAAAGAAGTCCTTGACGAGGGCGGCAAGCCTAAGCTGGAAATCAAAGAGGTGCCCTTGTATCCCAACGGGCGGCGCATCGTGGGGGCAAACGGCGTTATCCTCTTTGACGGTGATAACCCAAATCCTGGTGGCGATTTCGGTATTATTCGAGTTATTCTAGAGCCCACGCTGAACAAGTTCTGGGGGGAAGGCTTCGTCAGCCAGACCATGGAACTACAATTGGCGGCCGACAGTTTGATGTCGGGGGTTGTGGAGAACGCCAAACGCCTGAATAACGGCATTGTCAAGGCTACCACCAACACAGGCGTTGACTGGGAATCCTTTGCAGGGATGCCCGGGCAAATTGTCCAGATTAACCAGGGCAGCGACTTCGACATCATGTATCCGCACCCCATGCCCCCCGACATGATACAGGCCCCGTGGCAAGCGTTGGACATGCAACGGCGGCTGCTCGGGTTCCCGCAGGCGCGCGCGGGAGAGTCCGGTAGGGGTAACGTTTCACCGGAGCTTACCGAGACTGAGATCACTCAGGCGCAGGGAGTTACCCGCCTGCGTAGCCGCATGATGTACTTCATCATCAAGCGGTTGGCGGAGATGATATTCGCGCGTATGGCCAGCGGGTACATGACCCCGCGGGTCATCCCGGCGGTTGAGGGGGAGCGGTTTAAGCCGGTGCGCTGGCAGCCCATGGAGCGCCCCGAGCGTTACAGCCTATACATAGATCCTACATCCTTCCAGGTCATGTCCCGCAGCATGCTGAAGCGGTTCGGCCTGGCCCTGTACAAACTGGGCGCCATCGACCGTCTGGCCTTACTAGAGGCTGTCGGTTGGCCCAATTGGGAAGAGGTGGCACAGCGTATGCAGCAGGCACAAAGTGGTCAGCCCAAGCCAAAGGTTAGCGTCAGCCTTAAGGGTGAGGTGGACAAGTACGTAGCCACCGACCTGGCCGAGGGTGTGGACCCACGGCCGCACGATATGCAACGCCGTCAGCAGTCACAACAAATGCAGTCCACCATGATGTCAGGTGGCGGCCCCGGCGCCGTGATGCCGGGTGGAGGCCCGGGTATTTAAATGGCAGTAACGTTGCTCGCGATTTGTCCCACGTGCCAAGAGATTCGTTACCGTAGCCGCCCTCTCGTGAAAGGAGACCTTCCTACCGCCAATGACTTCACACCCGTCGGAGAAGGCGTGCCGCCCGCCGCGGGCGATATCCCGATGTGTCACGTGTGCCAAGCTGTCCTTAAGGTGGGACCAGAGGCGCCTATTGATCGTACACCAAATCCTGGCACACGCCCAATTATCCGCCCCGCGAGTACGGTACCCACACCGGAAACCGTATTTGAAGTGAGGGATGGCGAATCCATTGCGGACATACGCCAATTCAACGACGGCATCGTCGTATTCACCAACCGCCGCATTGTAAGGCTTCCCCTACTGTGAACGGTGTAAGCATCCGCCGCTGGACAGAGACGGGGGATTACTGGGTGGTGGAGGGCAGTGTGGCCGGGACCGACATCAGCGTAGACATTCCCAAAATGTATCTAGAGGGTATGGACAAAGCGCAGCGCGAGATGTTTGCGCGTGTCAAATTATATCAAATGGCCCGCGCCATGCAAAACAGAGGATAACGATATGCCCGCAGTCAGTGAAAAACAACGTCGATTTATGGGCGCAGACCTTGCACGCGCCCGGGCCGGACAAAAGACCCGTACGGGTATGAATGCCGGCCAGCTACGCGATTTCGCGCGCAAACCTATCGCGCGCGGAGGAGCCCGGCGATCAAGCCGCGGCTCATATTAAGGAGAAAATCTAATGGCTAAGAGTCCCGTAGGGATTCCCACGCCGGATCATGGCGGGATGGATGACCCTTCTCTAGGCTCCGAACAGGTCTTCCTTGGACCTATGTATCAGGGCCCCTATAAGGGCGCATCGTTGGGCGCCTATCCGGTGCGCAATACTAAGGGCGAGAGTGTGATTGATGTTCACATTCCCGACCCCCTTGGCCTTAAAAAGGCCTAAGGGAGACTAACCTATGCCAATGCCGGGAGCGATGATGCCCGGTGGGCCAGGTGGTGGCGGTGGTGGTATGCCGCCTGGAAGCCCCGGCGACAACAGCGGTATGGGCGGGCTTGGCCAGGACCCGAACAGTGCGGCCGCACTGTCGGCAATGGACCTGCTCAGCCCTAAGCAGGCAAATCCCACCGCGGCACTACAGCAGGTAGAGGAAGCGCTTAAGCTCGCGCACCAGTTGGTTGTGTCCAGCATCCCACAAATCAGCCAGTGGGCCCCTAAAAGTGCCAAGGACCTTCACAGCGCAGGGCGCGCAATCATTCAGGTACTAGAGGAACTACACGTCGACCAGCCTCTCATGCCACCCCCAGACCTGATGCTGGGTATGCAGCCCGGCCCAGGCGCCGCAAGCCAAATGGGCGGCGGCGGTATGGGCGGAGGCGCGGCAGGCTTTGGGTCGCCGGCGTAGTCAACCTAGGTACCGTATCACCCCGAGACTGACAACCCTCAGTCGGAACTGCCCGCGAAACAGTCACCCGATTGGCGGATCAGGAGGATAAGATGCCCTCATTCGAGGAAATCATTGGAGATGACAAGACTTTCACCAACGACCGCAAAGTACTGGTCGGCGACGTGGAAGTCTCATTGGGAGACATTAGGAAGGGTTACTTGCGAGACGCGGACTACCGTCGCAAGACGGAAGACGTGGCTAATCGCCGTCGGCAATTCGAACAGGAACGTATCGAGTTTGAGAACCAACGCCTTACCGCCGAGCAGCAGTTGGCGGCTATGGCGCAGCAGATTACCCAGCGGCAGCCTGGCGTGACCAAGGATGAGGCTGAGGAGATCCTCGAACGTGACCCTGTTGCCAAGAGGCTGCGCAGCGAGATTCGCGAAGCAACCGCGGCTGTAAGGGAGATGCAGGAAACCGTCGGTCAGTTGCGACGGGACAGCAAAATGCAGGAGCAAATGTTCATTGCTGATCAGCACCGCAGGGTGCTAGCAGCCCTGAAGCAGTTTGACCCTGCGTTGGATGAGGATGGCCTGATTAACTACGCGCGTACGCGTGGTATCCCCCGGCTTGATGACGCATATAAGCTGTACAAGTTTGACGACATCGTCAAAGGTGTGCAGGACAAGACGCGCGAGGAAGCCACCACTACCGCGTATGAAAAGGCCAAGAAGGATCTAACTCAGCCAGTTGTTCCCGCAACCCGGGTGGTCAAGCCTGCCCCTGACGCGCCGAAGGACTTCGAGGAGGCCGCATCCGCGGCTATCAATGACCCAGAGATTCTGAAAGAGCTCTCTCAATGGAGCAGTGTCAGATAGACGTCGCCCCTTAAGGCGACGTACGACGGAGATCTCTCATGGCAGTCGGTGTGAGTGCGTCGCAGCCCCCTGTGACGCTAATCAATACCGCGAACGCCGTGTCGCAGAAGCATTTCCGTCCGGTACTTGTTGACGCCATTTTCAAGCCTTCACCGGCTTGGTGGCGGATGACCCGACTGGGTCGCAAGCTACAGGGCGGGGCTGCAATTGTGCTACCGGTGTCTTACGCGGAGGAAACGACGGGCGGTGCGTACTGGGGTGCCAACATCCTAGATACGTCCCTCTCGGACAGCATCCAGCCGGCGGAGTGGCAGTGGCGCCATTATTTCCAGGCCATTGTCATCCCGTATACGGACATTCTGTTTAACGCCGGCCCGGGCCAGGTTATCGACCTGATCAAGGCTAAGGAAGAGATTGCAATGGCCTCGCTGTTGCAAAAGCTCTCGCGTGCGCTGTGGCATACATCGCCCCAGAACACGACCAACGATCTAGATGACCTCATCGCGGCGATTATTACCACCAACAACACGTATGGTGGTATCAACCGTGGTTCGGCAGCCAACTCTTTCTGGATCAGCGGTAACGGGTCGGGGCCGACTTCCCTCGGTACTAACCTAACCCTCGCCGCCATGCAGTCTGAGTACGGCAAGATCACGTTCGGTAATGAAGAGCCGGATACCATTTTGACGACGCAAAGCGCTTACAACGCTATGTGGAACCTGATGGTTGGCAACATCCGGTACCCCGTCCAGGACGAAGAGACGGCGCGCATGGGCTTCAAGCGGCACCTCGTGTTTAACAACAGCGTGGTGTTGCATGACCAGTTCCTGCCCGCCCAGGAGATGTTCTTCCTGAACACGAAGTATGTGTGCGTCTACTTCCACCAAGACGATTACTTCGTCATCGATCCGTTCCTTAAGCCGTCCAACCAGCGTGTCTTGGTCAGCAACATCTTCGTAACCCTCAACGTGTTGGTGAAGAACCCGCGTATGTGCAGCGCGATCACCAGCATCACGAACGGTTAAGGAGGAGGATCAGACATGGCTTTCGCAATCACGCGTGTCACCTTTGGTACACCTACGAATTTCGTAGGTTTGTCCATCCCTGGTAACGCCGCATCTGGGGGCCCGACCTACGCGTCAGGTTCCACCACCGCCCTTGCGGTGGCCGCGGCGGCTACGACTAACGACGCCATCCAGAACATGGGCGTGACCTGTTCAGCCTTCCGTGCGGTGACGTATCTGCAAAGTGTCGCAGGTACCTCCACTATCTCGGTTGCGCTACAGGTTAGTTCATCTGCGACGTTTGCGTCGGATGTCAATACGGTAGACGTGAAGTTCGTCAACGCGGCCACGGGCAACGCCTATGTCCTAGAGCTGAAGGGCGAGCATGCGCTCGTCGCTGGCGCTCAGTACGTCAGGCTACAGTACGTGACCGGGACCGGTACGTCGGCAACGGCGGACGCGGCCTACTTCGCAGCGCCCTCGCCCTAAAGGCGAATTGACGGGGGCCGGGGCAACCCGGCCTCCGCCGAGGCACGAATGGCGTTACAAGACCTTGTAACCAGTATCAGTCAGCAAATACCGGATCCCAACAATCTGGCGTTTTCGGTCCCGCAGCTCCTTGCTTGGATCAGCGACGCCGGGGATACGTTGTGTGCTACGGTACCTGTGGTGCAGGACTGGTATGCCATCCAGGCGCAAACCGGGATGGACATATATCAACTCCCGCAACACATACAAAGCGTGGAACAGGCCTGGTTCGACCTCACGCCCCTTACCCGCACGGCGGAGATCGACGACATCTTCACGACCAAAATCACCGGCCGCAGCTGGTGGTTCGGGCCCCACAGCATCCACGCGAACCCGCGGCTACACGTCTGGCCGGCGCCCAACCGCACGGGCCTCACCACGACCCTCCTGGCCAATATCACCGCTACGGATGGCGCCATTCCCGTGGATAACGTCGGTGTAGTTACGGCCACGTCCGCCAGTGGGTTCAAGGTCTTTGGTTTCTTGCAAATCGATAATGAGATCATCCTATACAGGAATTTGCCTGGCACTGGTGGTCCCGGTCCCATCACCAACATACTGCGCGGCCAGGGGGGCACTATCGCCGCGGCCCACACAGCCGGTGCCATCATCACTGAGCTTAACATCATGTTCAAATGTACCCGGTTGCCCAATCGGGTCACAGCTACGACCGATTTGCTGGAAGTGCCCCGCGGACTATGGCCACTACTTGAGCTGTATGTCCTGGCGCGCGTGCGCAGCGTTGAGCAAGATGAGCAAACCGCCATGATGCTACGGCGGGAGTTTGATCAGATGGTGGAGAAACTGGCCCAGAAAAGCCAGATTAAGGGACTGCGGCAAGGTATTCAGGTCCGTGCACTGGCCCCCGGCTGGGGAGGACTGTTCCGTGGACGTACATACATTCCTTAGCCACGTACCCTGGAGCATTCTGGTGGGCAATCTGTTGGTCGTGCCCGTGGTGCGCATGGTGTGGAACCTACGCGTGAACCATATTTCTCACATGCAAGAGTCCCTTGCGCGTATTGAGGCTAAGATAGACCGCCACCTTGAGTGGCATTCGGAGCAAAAGTAGTGCCCCAGCGTCCTACCGGCCCGCTCATGCCCATCCGCCAGACCGACTTTAGCGGAGGGGTCAATGCCGTCACCAACCCCTATGTTGTAGGCGAAAAGCAATTGCAGCGTGTGCGTAACATGCTGCTGGATGAGCACGGCTCCCTGCGGACCCGTGACGGCTTCAGCGTTATCAGCACCAGCCCGGCCGCCGGACCCATCCTCCTTCGCGGGCTGTTGAATCAGGTGAACGGCACGCACAGCGCCTACGCCCTACAGCAGCAGATGAACGGCACTGCTCTTGTCCTGTATGACACCACCACCTCTCCCTGGACGGTTATAAACACCTTCAACTCTACCGAGTTCCTGCCCCAAAGCGTTACGATGAACAACACAGACATCATCGCGCTGGGGTATCAGACACCCGTCTCCTACAATGGAACCACCACCACGGCCATTACTGCAGGGGCCGGGCAAAGCACGCCCCCGGGCGCCAAGCACATAGCGTTTCACCTGGCATCACTGTGGGTGTGGAATACAAACCCGGCGACTACCTCATCGGATGGCCCCAGCAGCCTGCGGGCGTCGGACGTGAACAACTTCAACAGCTGGCCCAACGCTAGCCAGGCATTCGTCGGTAAGGATGACGGTCAGGTTGGCATGGGCATGGCCACATATACCATTGCAGAGACCGGTATCAGTCCGACCCAGACCCTGGTGTTATTCAAGAACATTAGCTCTTATCAGGTGCTAGGCACATTTGGCGCGACCAACTTCTCCGTCCAGAAGATCAAGACGGACATGGGCTGCATAGCACCCCGCACGATCCAGTTCGTGAGCGGTTTCGGCATTATCCGCCTGACCCACAAGGGTTTCGCCCTGTTCAACGGCGTGGATGACCGCCTCATCAGTGAGGAAGTGCGGCCTTATATTTACGGCCGGGACGACATCACGGCTATCAACTTCAGTTCGGTGGACCGTAGCTGGGCCGTGCAAAGTCAGAACCCGCCGCTATATATCGCCGCCTGCCCTGTGAACGGAACCAGTCTGCAGCGCTACTTCGTGTATGACCTGGTACGTAGGGCATGGACCATATGCGATTTCCCTGTGGACACCTCCTGTCTGTTTCTATACACCACGGCTAATACGCAGCCCCTCGTCCAGGCAGGCACCGCGGTAACTAACCAGCTACTACAGCTGTTCAGTGGCGCTGCTAACGACAACGGCACCGCCATCAACTGGTCCTTCCGTACACGAAACTACAATGCGGGTAGCCCCACCGGCCGCGCCTTCTTCAGACGTTTGATATTGGATTTCTTTTTCATTCCCATTGAGACCGTCACGGTCAGCAGCAACGTGCTGGGAATCGGCACGCCCATTACCAAGACGGACAGCTTTGACGGCGCGCCACCTTCCGCCCTGTGGGGCACAGGAACGTGGGGTTCCATGGTGTGGGGGGCAACGGGGGCCGCGGATGGCCGGCAAGATGTAGACATCCTGCGAACGGCCCCATCCATTTACTACGACATCTCCGGCATCGGTCCCGTACGTTTGCGCGCCCTTGAGACGCAAATCCGAGTCAAACCCTTTACTCGCGCGGTGAGTTAATGCCCACAATCAGCCAAGGAATACCAGTCCCAGCTACACTTGCTACCGGGCAAATTGCCCAGGCGGCCGATGTAGTCACGTTATACAACTCGCTGAATGCCTTCGTCATCCCCAGCAGCGTGGGCGTCTTCCAGCAGGGCAACATCTCAGACACCGCCATCACGCTCACCATCGGGGGAACGGTTAACCAGGACTACACCATCAGTGCTGCCAATAACAAGACGTTGCTGGTATTGCTCACTTTTAACTGGAGCACCAGCGGTGCCACCCTGACACCTGCGCTTACCCTGCGGGTGAACGGGGCCGCCGTCAGTGCGGCGCAGACGCTGAATGCTTCTGCCGCCCAAAGCGGGATGCTGTTTGCCTTCATTGGCCCACATGACGCCAACGCCGCACAGACGGTGCTGGCATGGACGATTGATAGTGGGGGCACGTCGAACCGCTTCGGGGCGAATGCGAACCTACCCACCGCTACCACCACCTCTGTCGGGGTCACTTTCAGCAATGCTACGGCCGGCACCCTTATTCTGCAGCACGCGCGTATTTGGCAGGAGGGTTAACGTGGACTTCCAAAAGGACCATGGCATGCCGATTATACCCCTGTGCAACTGCGGCCATCCCGAGCCCTACCACGGCAAGTATGGCTGTACTACCGGTGACGGGCATAGTGTGTGTAATTGCCGTGAATACGCGGAGCATAACTAATGCCGGTAGACTACGCCAGCAGCATTAACGTCTCTCCGTCCTCTCCCCTGTTCCAGCCATCTGGCTGGCAGGTGGGCAAGCAACCACTGTCGCTGCCGCCTACCGGTCCGGGTATCACCCTGGACGAGCTTATCCGACAGGCTACCCAAATGAACCAGATGGGTGGAGCGGCCGCTGCTACCGGCCCCACTTCCGCGGTGAAATTGGCGTCTACAGGCAACCTGCCAACGGGTAACGTAGGTGGGGGTGCAACCGGCCAAACCACCGGTGCCACCGCCGCGGGCGGGCCCACGGGCGCGAATGATCCGCTATTGCAGGCGCTGCAGGCCACGGGCCTGGCTGCCAAACTTGGTGGCGGCTTGCTAAACCAAGCCGGGCAGCCACCGGCCACATCTACGCAGGGTCCAAACATGAGTGTGGCGGGATTGCAGGCTGCGCAAGACCTGAACCCCGCCTTTAAGGACTTGAATCAGCAACAGTGGGATTGGCTTAGGGGAGCATTTGGTGACCCCACGCAGGCGGAGATTGAAGGGCCACACGCGCTGAACACGCAAGACATTAGTAACGTGAAAGGTTTGCAGGCAGATTATAGCCAGCCCTCCGTCGCATCCCGCGTCGCAGGCGGAGCTGGCGCGGGCCTCTCCGTTGCAGGAGGGGCATATGGGTTGTACACCGGAATCCGAGACGCCGCCAACGCCCGCAGTGAACAGGAGCGTAACGCCGCCATCGCTAACTCGATTGGCAGCGCTGCCAGCGTAGGCACAGGCGCCGCATCCCTGGCCGGGGTCGGCGGAGACGTTGCACCCGTGGTTGGGGCGGCGATTCAGGGCGGCACCGGCGTTTACAATGCCGCAACTGCCAAGGGGTTATCAGACACAGAACGGGCCATCCTTGCAGGGTCTGAGGTGGGCAATGCAGCGGCGGGGTACTTCACCGGCGGCATTTTGCCCATCGCGGAAACTGCCATCAGCGCGGCCGGGGGCCCCTCATGGCAAAGCCTACTCGTCAAGGCAATGGATGCACTGGGGCTGAACGAGCACAGTAAGTCGTGGATGAAGTTCCCCGGCAAGATCGCGGCCAGCGGCCCACTATTCGATCAACAGCTGGGTAGCCTTGCAGCACAGGCCGTGAACGCAGGTTCGCTCCCAGAGTTAACGTCTGATGTCGCGCGCTACAAGACGGACGTGGGCACTGCCCAACAGTTCCAGGCGCCCGGCGGGCCGCCAATCGTCGATACCGGGGGGTACGGGGGCGTGGGGAACTACGGGGTTGGCAGTGATCCATATACCCTACCTGGTTTGCCCGCCACCTATGGCCGTCAGCACGGGGTCAACATTCCGCCTCCGCCACAGGGCCTAGACCCGGCTACCATCCTTCCGCAGGTGCAACAATTGATTAACATGCGTCGTGCCATGCTGTCTGCACAGCCAATGGCCGCGGGTGGTGGGCCCGGTATGCCCGGCGGGGGTATCGGCGCCAGCATGAGCGACCAGCTGCCGTTTGGCGCGTCGGTGGGGTTCTAACATGTTTGATCCCAGCGGTATGGACCGGCTCTTCAGCGGCTTCAATATGCCAGGTATGCCACAGCAACAGCAACAGCAACAGCAGCAACAGCAACCCATGATGATGGGGGGCTATGGGGGCTTTCTGCCCAACTTCATGAACATGGGCTTTGGCGGTATGTATATGAATCCCATGGCGGGTATGAGCAACCTGAGCCAATTCTCCGGCATGCCAGGTATTCATGGTAGCCCACAGTCTCCTTTCGGCGGTCTGGCCCCGCAGGTGCCTTCCGGGCCTACGCAAGGGCAGCCACAGCAGCAAATGGACCCGGGGCTGTTGCAACGGCTCCTAATGGAGCAGCAGGGGCGTGGGCTGTACAGCGGCTCTTCGGTAGCTACAGATACATTGCAAAATCTCCTCGGGGGTAACTTCTTAGGTCAGGGAGCAGGATATGGCGGATAACACGGGCGGTGGAGGTTGGGGGGATTGGTTTGGTGGCCTTGGCAGTGCTCTAGGTACCGCAGGTACCAACTTTGGTAACACTGCGGCTAACTGGGGCGGCAACCTTGGTAATTGGTTCATGAATAGCAACTACGGCCCCATGCAGAATCCCAACGCCTATGTCTCTGGCGCGGGAAGCTTGGCGGGGCTAGGCAGTAACATTTACGCCACTCTATTGGCCCAGCAACAGAACCGGGCCTTGCAAGATTATGGGCGCACGGCACGCGCGGGTCAGACCGCGACCCTGAACCAGTTGACTGACCTGTCTAACCGGCCGCTAGACCCGAACGCGTTCTATCAGCCTATGACAGATGCCGCACGCACGGCCTACATCCGCCAGGTCAATGCGGACGCGGTGGCTCAGGGCCGGCCTATGCAAGGGCAAAATGCCATGAACCTTGCGGCTGAATCTTTGGCTGGTAACGAAACGCAGCGGTTCCAGTATGCCCAGGCGCAGGCACAGCAACTCAGGCAGCAGCAGCAGGCGGCGTTGCAAGGACAATTGGGGTACTATGGTACATGGAACAACCCGCAGTTGTCGGCCCTTATGAACCAGCGGCCTATCACCGCCATGGGCGATATCAGCGCCTTCCCCAACT